TTTCACCCGTTCCATAGATCGGACCCTCAGTAAGCGCCGAGTCGCATAGAATCGACCCGAGTCAAGCACAATTTCAACTAGCCAACTTAGGGGCTTAAGGCGGCCTTAACAAGGCAGATTGAAAAACGGCACTGCGTCAGTTTGAATTTCAGGCCGCCCGCTTTTTGTAGGGGCCGCGCGCCTTGGGCGTTTGGACCGCATCGATCCGGGACAGCACGTCATCAAAGCTCATGAACGTGGTCGCGATCCCAGCGGCCATCGCGGGCGTCATCCGCAGCTTACCGTGGGTCCGGATGAAGTTGTAGTACAGGGTGTAGAGCGCGACCATGTGAGCGTGGTTCGCCACCTTCTTTGAATGGCCGTTCGTCAATCTCGTGAAGCGGCGCATGTGCATCCGCATCGTCTTGTTGTGGACCTCCACGTAAGACGTGCTGACGTGCTTCTCGTCGGGGTTGCCCTCGACGCGGATCTTCTTGATCCCGGTGCATTCGGCGGGGCTGTAGCGGCCCGCAGGAGACGGCGTGGGGCCGTACATCTTGATCACCTGCGCATAGTCCACGTCGCCGCCGAAGGCCCCTTCGACCGCCTCAAGGTACGCGCGGTGTCCGTCCGTGCTGATCTGGACCCGGCTGGCCAAGCGGGCGCGAAGATCGTCCATCAGCTCAATGGCGGCTTGGCCCGAGCGGTCGCCCACGAGGTAGGACACGATCAGCTTGGAGTCCGCGTCGATCCCGGTCCACGTCCAGATATCGCCAGCGTCGGCTGGAGCAGCTTTGGCGGCCGCGACAGTGCGTTGTTTGCAATAGTTGAATGCCCAGATTTCGTCGCACTGAACGCGCTTGGCGTTCACGTCGCGGACCAGCTCGTCATGCATCTGAGCGCAGACCGTGCCGGCGTCCACCAGCGCCTTCGCGACCGTATTGAAGCTCACATCTTCCAGCCGGGCGATAGCCCGCATGGACATGCCTTCACAGAGCAGGTTCAGGATTTTGGCGCGCTTCGTGGCGGGCAGCTTGTTCATGCCCCGAGTATCTGAACTCTTATGCTTAGCGTCAAGCATGCAGTTCAAGTCACAATTCGCAGGCGCGGTCGTTGGGGGCCGTCTCCGTCAACGTCGCCATACAGCTTGGCGAACTCGCGCTCGTGGAGTGGCACGAAGCGCAGGATGTCGGCCTTTGTGAACCCGAGATCGCGAAGATGCGCCTCGATAATCGCGGTCAGCACCGTTGGCTTCTCGTGTGGGAAATCCAACTCGGGCGGTTCGCGAAGCCGCCATCCTCGCGAGCTGATGCGCGTCATCAGATAGCGATATTGGTTCTGATCGACATACCCTAGCGTCATGGCGCGGCGCAAAAGCGCCTGCATGGACACGCGCCATTCCGGCTTGAGTGCGGCCAGCAGTTCAAGAGTGACGCGGCGACCGGCGAAGCTTGGACGAATATCTGCCGCCGGCATCAAAAATGCTGCGGCGAAAAGGTTTGCCTCGCCCTCCATGTTCGGGGTCGGAAAACGATGCTGGATCAGGTGGCCCAGCTCGTGGGCCAGGGTGAACCTCATCCGATCCGCAGGATGGTCGGCGTTGAGAAGGATCATCGGCGGCTGGCCGGGAATGCGGAAGGTCATTCCGCTCACCGACGCGCCCCCGAAGTCCGACACCCCAATGACGGCGCCGGCCCGCTCGACAAGGCCGGTCAGGTTCTTGATTGGGCCGGAAGGCACGGCCCAGTGCGCGCGAAGAAGGGCAGCGACCTTATCGGCTCCCCCGTATTGCTCGACGTCCAGGGATGGAAGGTCATGCGTGGGGTGAAAATCCACCGCCTCTAAGAAGCGGCGCAAATGCATGGCCCGAATATTTAATTCGGCCGTGACCATATCAAGGTCGCGGGCGGTCACGTCGGACTTGGCGCGCGGCATGGGATGCACGCTTACCGGCGGCCCATACACCGGCTCCTTCAGGTCGAAGAACTCGGCCGGGACGTCATAGACGCGCGCCGCTTTCGCCAGGAAGGCAGCGTCGGGCTCAGCTACGCCGTTCTCGAAGCGAGACAAGATCGGCTGGGCAATACCAAGCTGCGCGGCGGCGGCCTTCTGTGTGAATCCAAGTCGCTGCCGCGCGAGTCGCAGCATGTCACCCACGTTGGACATGGGATCACCGTTCTTCGGCGTCGGGCTTCGATTGCGGCTTCGGCGTGACGAGGACGGGCGTCGGGCCCTCCGGGGCCCTCGGCGTGACCAACGGCGTGATCTCGGCCGCCGGCGCGGCGCGCTCGATGTCATATTCCCAGATGAGCCGGTCGCCGTCGCGGGCGATCACCAAGATGCGGTCCAGATCGGTCCACAGCTCGTTGGGCAGCCAGATGAACTCGACCTTGCCGTTCTCGGGCGGCATACCGGGGAACATCCCATCGGCCTCCTCGAACAGCATCGCGGCCAGCGTCGGGATGTTGCGGCCGAGCTTGTCGTCGCCGCCCTTCTTGAAGCGGGCCGTCAGGCCCTTGAAGTGGAGCTTGAAGGTCTGCGCCTCGATCTCGACCCGCACCTTCGGATCCACTCCGAACTTAAGGATCGCGCGCCTCGCGATCCCATCGAAGATGTTGTTGGCGATGGTCCGGGAATAGAGCGGAGGGCCGAAGCCCTTCTCGACCTGGCACGCCCGGAGCGCTTTCCATTCTGCCCAGGACTCCTCGATCACCGAGGCGATCAGCGCGTGGTAGGGCTCAAGGATCGCCCTCGCTTCATCTTTCGTCGGGATCATCGAATCGCGCTCCGGGCTGAGGCTCCAGAATAGCCTACGCGATCTGCAAAAGCCACGAAGAATATGCAGAAGCTATTCTGAGCCTCGGCCCCACCGCTTAGCCGCAGCCTTCCTCGCGATCTCGGCTCGGCGTTCCGGCGTCATCTTCGCCGCCCGCGCCGCGCCGCCTTTGCGGCCCATCTCCTGCGCCGCCTTGTCCTTGCTGTTGTCGGCCCGCATCTCGTCGTCGGCCTCGCCGGTCAGCACCTTCATCACGTGGACGGCGTTGGATACGACGTCGGCGGGGCGCTTCTGGCCTTTAGGTCCGGTTGGCACGGATCACCTTCTTTTCGCTCTTGCACATGGAGCATGTCCCGTCTTCTCGGGTGAAGTCGGAGGTGGTGCCGAGCGCCTTCGTGACTTGGGCGGGATGGGCGCCTTTGTTGGTGAGGCCCACCGCTTCGGCTATGCACTTGTCGCACAACGCCGCCGGGGCCTTTGCGGTGATGTAGTCGTTGATCTTCTGGGCGACGGACATCCGGCCTCCATGCTTTGCGCTAAGCATATAGGAGCGGCCGCCCTCACGCGAGGCGGTCGTCAAGCGTCGCGGATTTCAAACTGATGCAGTGCCCGATTTTCGTCCCCGGCCCCGCAGCCTTCGACGGGCGATCAACCCCGCCGCTCACCGGACGTGCCGACGAGTTTCAAAAGCCGCTCCCTGGAGCATCCTTGCGGGAACTCAGACCCACCGGCGGACCAGTGGGCCGCTGAACCCGAAGCGGCCACGCATAGTGCGCCGAAAGCCGTTGAGAATCCACCGCGAGCGCCGATTTTGCGGCTGTTTCCGCGGACCATCCGTGGTAGGATTCTCCATGTCCGAAGAGGCCGTTTACGTCGTGATCCGGCGCGACCTGAAAATGCGGCGCGGCAAGGAAATCGCCCAAGGCGTCCATGCTGTCGCCAAGCTCGGTTACGTGGAAGGCGCGCCGGTCGTGGTGGTTCAAGCGGCAGACGGGATCGCGCTCTCCCGCATGATCACTGAGGCATCCCAGCAGGGCGTCAAGTGCGCCGTCACCCGTGATGCCGGGCGCACGGAGGTCGCGCCAGGGACCATGACCGCCGCGGCCATCGGTCCCGTCGGCAAGGGGCGCCTGCCACTGCTCAGCGAGGCGGAGCTTTACTGACGATGACCCCCTCCGAACACGACGGCTCAATGGTGGAGAGGGTGGCGCGGGCGATCTTCGACGCTGAGAACGGCCTCGACGGCGACACCATAGGGACGATCATCCACGGCGATTTCCGCGTGATGGTGCGCGATGGGGATAAGGGCGTCGGCGACACGATGCGCGTCTGCGTGGCAGCCGCCCGGGCCGCTATCGCAGCCATGAGGGAGCCGCCGCCCGGCGTCGCCGATGGCCGTTTCTCCGCAGCGCGAAAGGACGACGCGGGCACATGGTTGGTTATTTCGTCGGCCGATGCTTGGTGCGCCATGATTGACGCCGCGCTCTCTGAAGGCGCCGCATGACGGCCGCCGAACACCCGATCACGGTCCAACTCTCCGCGGACGAACATGCCGCTCTGGAGCGCGCGAGGATCGAATGTTTCCCGAACGCTTCCTTGGCGGCCATGGCGCGGAAGCTGATCCGCGACGACTTGGTGCGTCAGGGCTTGATGCCGCTACCGCGAGAGAACCGTAGCCGGTGGGCGGGACGGAAGTAGCGAGCGCCATCCCCTAAACGCAAAAAGCCCTCCCCGCCGAAGCAGAGAGGGCCAGGATGCGGCGCTGAGGGGGAGGAAGCGCCGGGAACTAGTGCGACCACCCTCTCCCGCCGCCGACCCGCACGGCCGACCAGATCACGAACCGCCGCCATGCCGGCACGCCCAGCACGCCCATGGCCTCGCGCAGGATGCCATCGGCCTCGGCCCGGGTGTACGGCGCCACCCGCGTCCGGCCGCACTTGCCGTGCCAGACACAGGTCCCGGCGGTGGCGTAGAGGAAGTCGTGAACAACCGCCGCCTTCGCCCATGGGCCATCGGCCGGGAAGCCCAACGACCACGCGAACGCGGGGATGCTGGCGAGGTCGGTCACAAAGCCGGCGGGCACGGTGATGCTCTCGCTGGAGCCTTCTGCGCCGACGTCGTAGGTGAGCGGCGTCTGGACGGCCCACAGGGACCGCCCGTCGCGCGTGACGGGGCCTTTGCTGTCTTCCAGCAGGACGAGGCCCAGATGGTCGGTGAAGCGGCTCACGGAGCGGCGGACGCGGCCTGAACCGGCGCCGGCGCAACAGCAGGCCCGTTGCACGTCCGCTTCAGATCCATAGTCCCGGTGGACACCGGCCCGATGGCGACATGCAGCTCATCGGTGTGGCCGCAGTTGGGATCGGTGAGGAACTTGCTCACCGCATCGGAGACCGCGGAATTGCCGCCGCCGGGGAGGGTCATGCCAGCGCAGCCGGCGGTGGAGAGGCCGAGGGCAAACGCCCCGGCCAGGATCAGAGGACGCATGGGAGTGCCTTCAGTTGGGCGGCGGGGCCGCAGGGATGGGTCCGACGAATTGCAGGTAGGCAGCGATCCAGGACGTGCGGATCGCGGTCTGGGCTTGAGCCAGCGGGAGCTTCCCGGCGCAGACCAGCGCGTGGAGGCGGTTCTCCAGCACGTCCTTGCGATGGGCGTTCCAGGGACGCGTGACGTAGCTCTGCGGCCACAGGTTCGCGGGATCGTTGGAGCCGCCCAGCTCAAGGCTCACCAGATGATCGACCTCGAACGGCGCGCCGGGGCCATGCGGGTCGAGCCCGTAGGCGGCGAACACCTTGCGCTTGGTGGCGACGGTGACGTGGCGCACGCCGGGGCGGGCGGTGTAGCCGTTCTGGCAGATCACCGAGACGGTCGCGGCGGGGTTGATGGCACCGGGCGTCTTGGCCGGGTCCGGCGTCTGCGGCAGGAGCACCAGCGCGCCCGCAAGGACAGCCCAGATCATCCCTCGCCTCCCCCGTTCAGGTGACGCAGGATACCGTCTCGCCAAGCGGCTGTGATGAAAGCGCAGGCAAGCCCGGCCAGGCCGAAGATGCACAGCAGGGCGACAACGAAGCCGGCGAGGAACGAAAGGATCACGCCCCCGCCTCCAGCGCTTCGGCGAACCGCAAGGCGTAGTCGGCGATCAGATCGGCTCGGTCCGTCCCGTTGACCACCCGCCGCGCGGCCATGAACTCCGCCCGCGTGGCGGGACCAGCGACCGGGAGGAAGTCGCGCAGCTTGCGGCCGGTGAACCAGCCCTCGCGCATGCCGCGTTCAAGCATCTTCGCGGCCAGCGAGGGCGTCAGCGCCAGGTCGGGGTTGTCCAGCAGGACGCCGGAAAGCTTCAGCTCCGCGTCGGCCCGGGCGTAGTTGCCGCGGCCGGTGAGCTGCACGAAGCCCCGGCCGGCGAACCGGATTCCGTCGCCCGGTTCGGTGTTGCCGAGCTTGGCCGCCACCTCGGGGCGCAGGCCCTCGGGGTCGTACATCCGGGTCAGGTAGGCGTCGGAGCCGCACTCGCGGACCGGCTGCATCGTGTGGCCGGACTCGTGGTAGGCGGTGGCCATGCCATAGGCCGTCCAGCTTTCCGGCCACGCCGCGAGCGCGGTCAGCAGCGCGTTGCAGCCGGCGACCTCCGACGTGCTGAGCGAGGGCCCCAGAAGCCCCGCACGCAGGGCGTCGAAGAACCGCTTGGGTCGTTCAAGCTGCATGAAGCCTCCCGCCGTCATCCGGCGTCAGGGGGAAGTGTGGGGGCGGATGGAGGTGTGCGGGTTAGGGGCAATGCAGAGCCGAGGACCGAAGTCCCCGGCTCGCGTCCGCAAGCCGAAGCCGGCGGAGGGGTGGAGTCGCGGACGGGTCAGCCACTCGCTACCCATCCCGGCTTGCTTACGTCATCCCGTTGGGCCGCATCGCGCCCCACTGGCGTCACCCGGTGCGAATGGCGGCGAACCGCCTCCCCGGCGCGGACTTGTCGCTCACGGGCCAAAGCCTTGTCCGCTGCGCCCGCGACCCCGCGAGAATCATCCCACACGATTGTTTTTGCAAGCGAAAAGTGCGATTATGGCCCTGAATGAAATCGGTCTTTGACAGGTGAATTGTCGCCTATAGGTGACAGTCAGGCGGCCTTGCCGAGCTCCCACCGCTGACGCGCCCAGGTCAGCTTCTCCGCGACTTCCTCGGCTGAGAAGCACCGCTCGATGAACCGCACCGGATCGCCGGCTCGGTCGGGATGCACGACCACGCCCATCGACGGCGCCCAGTTCTCCTGCTTGAGGTGCCGCTCCTTGGCGAAGTCGTCGATCGACTTGTAGGAACCGCACCGGAAGCCCTGGCAGAGCCGTTCCGGGTCGTTGTGCCAGATCGGGATGTAGGCGCTGGCGTGGCGGTGGCCGCAGGCCAGGATGTGATCCCGGTAGCCGAACAGCGTCTCGCGCACGAACGCGTGGCCGCCGTTGAACATGGACGAGCCCGGGAAGTCATGGCGGACGTGCATGTTGAAGCTCGCCCCGCCCGGCAGGTTCAACCGCAGCCGCGCCCCGTCGTTCTCGTAAAGCCCGGGAAGGGAGCGCAGGCGGTGCATGATCTCGGCGGCGTCGCCCCCTTCGCCATGCCATTTGTCGTGGTTGCCCCCGATGGTGAGCAGCCAGGGGATCTGGGTGAACAGCCACTCGATCAGCGTCAGGGACTGCTTGGCCGTTGTTTCCGCGTTGGCGTAGAGCGCCATCAGCCGGCCAACCCAGTTGTCCCGCGCGTCTCCGACCGAGACGGCGAGGATGCCCGGCGTGTCGCGGCAGATGTTCACGTCCCGCTCCAGCGCGATCCAGTCACAGCCTGCGGAATCGACGTGGGGATCGCCGAAGAACACGATCCCGACCGGCCCCTCGATGCCTACCCGCACGTCGATCAGCCGCTTGGCCGCTTCATGTGCCTGCCGCTTGGCGTAGCGGGCCTTCAGCTTCCCGATCAGTTCCTCCGCACCGGGCTCGCCATCGTCGGGCAGCTCATCGAAAGTGAAGGCGGCCGGCGCGACGAAGCGGCCCGGATCGGGGACCAGGCCGTACAACCTCTCGGCCTGTCCCAGCCGGTGCGTCATGGTCTGCGCGGTGATCCCCAGCCGCTTGGCCGCTTCCGACCGGGCCGACGCCCGGCCTCCCCCGTTGCTGCGAAGGGGGAAGCTCTCGCCCATGCATTCGTGCAGGACGGAGAGCGTGCGTTCCGCTTCGTCCCGGCTGAGCGGAGGGGCGCTCATCCCTGCGCCTTCGTGCGGGTCCGCGTGGGCTTGCCGGTGATCAGGGCGGAGAGGGTCGCGAAGCCTTCCGAAACCGTTCTCTCCAACCCGTCGAACCGGGTTCCCAGCTTGCCGAAGTCGGTCTTCAGGTCGCCGATGTCTCGAACGGCCGTCTCGTTCTTCGCCTCGGTCTTGTCCTGCCGGTCCTCGAGGCTCGCGATGCGGTTGGAGTGGGAGCCCATGTGATAGGCGCCCAAGGCGATGGAGCAGATCACCGTGAAGGCCAGGCCGACCAGGGTGACGATCGCCTCAGGGCTCACGGCTCGCCCGCCGACTTCTGGGCTTCCGACGCCCCCCAGCGATAGCCCGCATAGCCGCTGATGACCGCCGACACCATGGCCCCGGCCAGCCCGGAGATGATCGGCAGGTTGGCCTGCGGAACGGTCAGGACGAACAGCCCCAGCAGCACCCCGCCGATGACCCCCAGCGTCCCCAGCACCAGGATGGCGTCGAGCGGCGATGCGCTATGGCGTGGTCGATGCGTCCGGGGCGGCGCAGGCTTCGGTTCAGGCTCGGACATGGAGCGTCCTCCCATGGACAGGGATGATGATGGGGCTGGCGAGGGGCGTGCTTATTGGCCGGAGGAGCGGGCGCTTGAGCCCATCAGGCCGGGCGGGACTTGCGGGATCGTCGCGGCGGTCATGCTGGGCGCCGCCGTGGGATCGCCCGTGCGGCTGGCCGCGGCATAGGCCGGGGTCTTCGGCAGCGCCGCCAGCGCCTGGGCGATCTTCGGGTCAATCCCCGCCGGGATCGGCCCGTTCAGGTACCAGCCCTTGTCGTCAGGGCCATGCACCACGTTGTAGGTGTGCAAGTCCTCGTGGGAAATCAGGGCGTCGTACATGCCTTTGCCGACGAGGCTTTCCGCCGGAATCCCGATGGCCTTCAGCGGATAGACCACGCAACCGCCGGTCATGTGGTGGTTGAAGTCGTCCGGGCCCGTCCCGACGCCCCAGGCCCGGCACCAATCCGACGCCGCCTGAGCGCTCGGGAACGTCCTGACCAGATAGCCCGGCGCCGGCGGCAGGTTCTCCAGCCCCTTCGGCGGCGGGTCTGGATAGCGGCCGGGACGGAATCCGAACATGGCGAGGGCTCCGCTGAGGCGCGAGAAGAGGCCCATGAGGCGTCAGCCCGTCAGCAGCCCGAGACGCCGTACTGCACGCAGTAGCTCTGCGCGGCGTGGGTCATCACGAACTGCACATAGGCGCCGTTGTCGACCAGCGGAGCGTCTGCGTGGTCGAGGTTGTAGGCCTCCCGTGCGGCTGTGATCCCAGCGTTCTGGGCGGTGGAGAAGCCGGCGGCGTAGCTGACGTCCCACACCTGGGCGAGGGCCGCGCCGGCGGCGAGGGAGACCGCGGCGGCCGCGGCGATCAGGAGCTTCTTCATGGCCTCAGCCTTCCTTCCAGTTCGTGCCGTCCGAATAGACCGGGCAGACCGTCGAGCCGCCGCCGGTGGGCGCGGCGGCGAACGTGCAAGCGGTGGCGTCCGTGACCATCAACCGCGCGCCTCGTCCTGCCGTAGCCGCGCTCGGAAGGCCCGCCACCGTGGTCGCGCCCGTCACCGGAACCAGCGGCCGGGCCGTGCCCGTGCCGTTGGCCTGGGGCCGCAGATAGGCGACGTTGGAGAGCCAGGTCAGCTCGGCCCACTCGCCATTCGAGGCGTCGGTGAAGGTGTTGTAGACCCGGGAGGTCTGGGCGTTCACGCCGTTGCGCTGGGCGAGGGTGTTGGCCCCATCCCGCGCCAGAACCACGTCAGCCGAAGTCCCAAGGCTGAACACGCCAACATTGTTGTTGAGGCGGACCGAATTACCGATGGTTCCCGATGGGTTTCCATTGATGAACGACGTGATCTCGCCGTTTGCGCTGAAGCCGAGACCATAGCCCGCGAAGCCGCCGCTCAGGACGATCGTCCCAACACCACCGAGAGGCCGGGAGGCCGTAGCGGCCGCGATGATGACGCCGGTCTTGTCGACGCTGAACACCGCCGTCCCGCTCGGGTTCTGCAGCGTGAAACACGCCGAGGTCACCGAGGCGCAGTTGCCGGTGTAGGGCAGCGTGAAGCTCTGCCCGAGGGCCTTGGCGGCGAGCCCGCGGGCGACGGGATCGACCGCCTGCGCGCGCGCCGGAGTCAGCGACGCGGCGACCAGCGAGAGCGCGACGATCGCAGGGGCGAAAAAGATGCGGAACCGGCTCATCACGGGCTGATCCGATAATTGATCGTGCCTGACGTGTAGGCCGTGCAATTCAGGCGGTAGAGCACCCCCGCCTCCGGCTCAGCCCCGTTTTCGGAGGCCGGGGCCGTCCACGCATACAATTGGTTCCCGGCCGCCGTGAGCGGAAGCCACGTCGTGCCGTTGTCGAAGCTGCGCTCCAACTGCACCGAGGCGACAAACGTCCCCCAAGTGCTGACGTTGAATCCGCCGGTGTTGGTGTTTCTCGGCGCGACAGGCGGCGCGTAGCTGGCGCTTTGTCCTATCGCGGTGAAAGTGCCAGTGACCTTCGCCATTCGTCTTCAACCTCGTTTCAGGTTGATCATCGTGGCGCCGTTCCGGCGGCTGCGGATTGAGCTGGGCTGTGGTATGGAGGGGGCGTGCAGGGCGGCCGCCTATCCGACCGCCCCTCTGGTGAGACCAGCGCCGCCGTGACTTGCCTGGCCTTGCCGGGACTTGCCTCGCCCCGACCCGCCTAGCCTGCCCTGCCTCGATTAGTCCCCTTTGATGGCGGGACGAGTCTCGTCGATAGCCGCGAAGATGCGGGCCAATTCCGACAACTCTGCGTGGCGGGCACGCCACGCCTCCAGTTCTGCGAAGGCCCGCGAGAGAACCTGCCTTCGCAGCTCCTCCGAAGACATCGCGGTGAACGTCGAAACGTACCCCTGGTCGCCGTCCACATCGACGTTCACGAACGCGCGGACGGTCTTGGTTTCGATGTTGCTGCGGGAGATGTCCACGGTCAGCGACCGCACCAGCTCTCGCGCCTCTCCCTTGCGGAACTCCTCGGCCGCAGCCGCGTCGTCCCATGTGAAGTGGGGATGCAGCGGCGAAGTCTCGTCGCGCGCCGCATCGACCACCATTTCCGGCTCCAGCAGGCCGTTATGGCGCCGCTGGATTTTCGCCAGCGCCTCCCCCGCGGCCTGCGGATCGAGGTTGACCCGCGATCCCGAGCGCCAGCCGTAGATCACCCGAGGCATTACAGCGCCTCCAGTTCGCCGGCCGAGGCCACGCGAAAGCGGCCATAACCGCCGTCCCGTTCCGGCCTCCACTCCGCCACACCGACCGCGAAGCCAGCGAGCGCGAACAGGTTCACCACCTGCTCGGCGGAGATCACCGCCGTGTTGATCTCCACCTTCACACGGACGCCCCAAGGATCGAACTGGCCCCGGTAGCGGAGGTCAGCCGTTCCCATGCCGACGCGGCAGACGTCCTCCCGCATAGCCGGCGGCGGCCCGACGATCTCGACCATCTCGCCGACGACGTGGAACGCCTGCCTTGCCGCGACCTTGGTGATCGCGCCGGTGGACGTGCAGGCGGTTACGGCCGCCGACTTGAAGGCGACGCCGGGAAGCCCGAAGCGGCCGGCCTCGACGTCTTCGTCGGTCGGCTTCTCGGGTCGCGGACTTAGCCAGTAGAGCGAGCCGGCGAAGTCGGCGAACGGGTCCTTGGCCTCTCGGGCCTTGGCCGCCTTCTTCTGCTGTTTGTCGGCCATCTGGCGGAGCGCCTTCTCGCTCCAGGCGTGGACGATGAGCGGCGATGTGCCGATGAGCGGGATTTCCACCGTCTCCAGAGCGAGCGGCGGAAGGGCGATGGCGGTTGAGGCGGCCATCACGTGCGGTCCCGAATAATACCGAGAATCTCGGACGCCTTGGCGAAGCCCGAATCTCCCGGGAAGCGATGGTATCCCTTGGCCAGGACCCAGCCGATCGCCGAGAACAGCGACGGGTCGGTGTCGCGGAGCACCGAAAGCACCGACATCAGCAGGACCAGAACGGGGTCCGATGGGTTCGGCGGCGCGTCCGGCGGCCGGCGGTCCCGCGGCAGTCCCGCGATGAACGCGACGTTTTCCGGCATCGCGGTTCCGGGCGTGTGGCGCGGATAGGGCCGCTTCCGTTTCGTCGGATAGCGAACGACAGTAGAATGGGCGTCAGCCTGCATCTCGATCTCCCAGGGATCGGTTTCGGGTTAGGGCCTTGGCGAGGGCTCCACCCCTTGCCTTGGCCCGCTCTTTCTGACATTAGAAACGCAGCATGTCAAACGTTTCTAACACCGGAAAGAAGATCGGCCGCCCTGCGGTTAACGCAACGCCGCTCACCGTCCGCGTCCCGCCAGACCTCCTCGCCGACCTTGATCGCTTCATCGCCGAGGAGCCCGACCCCAAGCCTTCACGTCCCGACGCGATCCGGCGGCTTCTCAGCGATGCGCTCGTTGCGATGGGGCTGCGGAAGCCGTCGTGAGCCAGGCCGCGAAGCGCCTTGACGCCATGCGCCGCAACCCGGCCGGCGACTGGCGCATTGAAGACGTTGAGATGGTCTGTGACGCCTACGGCTTCGACTGTGCGCCACCAAAGCGCGGCTCGCACCACACGATTTCGCACCCGAGCCGCGCGTCGATCCTGACCGTTCCTTCCCGGCGGCCCATTAAGCCCGTGTACATAAAGCTGCTGGTTTCCTACATTGACGCGGTGAGAAAGTCCCCATGAGCGACTATCCCATCATCATCGAACGTCTTTCGGACGAAGACGGCGGCGGTTACATCGCCCGCGTTCCCGATCTCCCCGGCTGCTTTGCTGATGGGGAGACCGACGCGGAGGCGCTGGCCAACGCCCACGACGCAATTGCATGCTGGATTGACCACGCGCGAGCACGCGGTCAGTTTGTCCCCGATCCTTCTCCGCAGAAGGTGTACGCGTAGGCTGGCGGACTACCGCTGGGGTCTGTTGACGCCCTGGGGAAACCCTAAATCGTGGCAGGCAAGGCGAGGCGTGGTTGGGCCGGGCGCGGCGAGGCTAGGCAACGCTGGTCTATCCAAGGGCGGTTCCTTCGGGAGCCGCCCTTTCCATTCGCCTTAACGTCTAGCTCTCACCGGGCTATATCTTGGCCATGTTGAGCCTGATATGGCCGCTTCGACGAAACCCCAACGCCGGGTTCATGGGCCGCGTCGGGCGAATTGCGCATTGGCTCGCGTGCGGTGTTGCTGCGCTCTTCGTCTACATTGGAGCGACCGACGATCCGGCCCAATATCTTGGGACCATGGCGGCTTATGCGGCTACCACCTTTATTGTCGGGCGGGCGGCGCGCTACATTTTCGCGGGAGAATGATGCCCGATGAAGCGCGACTGGACCGACGCTGAGTTCACGCCCGTCGATCCCCCACCCCGTCGTTGGTGGCAGGGCTGGCGGATCACTTGGGACCCAACGGTGTTCTGGTGGATGCTGGTCGGCGGAGGGTTGGTGCTGGGACGGTCGCTGCTCGACTGGCTTCAAGCAGTGAACCCAGGTTGAGCGGAGCATTGGTCAGGAACTGTGGGTCATAGGCCACAGAGGGAATCGCGGGCTCTCGCGGCGCTCCTCCAATGGTGTTCAGCAACCGTTCGATGTTGGCCCTAGCGATGGCGCGCTCCGTCGCCGTTCCCGCCATGCCGGCCGGTATCGTTAGCAGGCTGAGGCCGTGCGTCGGCAGCAGCCCAAGCCCCTGCAACATCGCGCCGAGCCGGCCGTGTGTCGGATCAAAGGCGCTGAGCACGCGAGCTGCGTTCTGGATCGGGCCGCCGCTTACGACGCGCCTCATCGCCGCCATCTCCTGCGGAGTCGCATTGCGCATGCGCTGCGCGCTGCGGCTTTTGACGAGAGGCTTAAGGGCTTGTCGCTGTGCGTTGAGGTTCCCGCCCGTTCCCGACGAAGCCTGGTTCAGCTTGGCGTCTTCCAGCCGATCGGTGACATCCTTCATCTTGAGGTAGCGCGAATATTTCGCGCGCGCGTCGCGCAGCTCCGCGCTTTGGTCCGACGCGGAGTCAATGAGCGCTTCGATTCGATCTCTAATGGCCCTTCCCACGCTAACCTCGTCAGACTTCGGTCCCAGAAGTTTTTCACCTACTTGGGAACGCAGTCGGTTGGCTTGGGCGGGCGTCAGTTCGCCGCGGTCAGCGAGGGCCTCGACGCGGTTCGCCACCCTAGCGGCGTTCTCGTAAAGATCGGGCCCGGCATCATCCACGATGGCGCGGATGTCCGCAGCAGCGGACTTCACGTCAGCCTGGGGAAACCGATAGCCTGAGGCGTCCACCAACTCCCACGCCTGATCGGACGCTCGCTTCAGCGCGGGAACTGAGGGGGGCCGCGGTAGCGCGGCGCGCGCCGCTCCTAGTCCAGCAGTCGCGCCGCCGCTGAGACCACCGACGAAGCGTGCCGCCGACGTTAGGGCAGGATTCGCGCCCGCATCCTCTGCGGTTTCTCCGGCCACCTCCGAACCAATGGCGGGGAGCGCCACAGCCGCAGCGCGACGGATCGCGCCACCCGGGACGGCGGCGTTCGGCAGCATGACCCCCAACGTGCGTGCCCGCTCGCCCGCGCGGGTCTGCGGCACGTATTCCATCGGCGCGACGCTGCGACTCAGAATAGACGCCGGTGCTGCGGCCCTGGGAGCCTGACCTTCCGCCAGCCGCCCGGCCATTGAGAGGGCATTCAGAACGGCCCCCGCCGGGCTTGCCTCAAGCATCGTATCTGCGATGCCGTTGGCCGCGTCCTCGCCGCCCCGCATGAGGCCCCCAGCGACGTCTTCGGCAAGCCCCGGCGCCTGCTTCACGTTGCCGTCGAGATCCACATAGAAGTCGCCAGGCTTGGGCTTATCGTTCGGATCTGTAAGGCCGCGCGGGAACGCTTCCGATCCGGGCGTGGCGCTCGTGTCGAGCCTGCCTGCCTGGATCAGGTCCGCGTAGGTCCGCTGCTGAGCGTCGTTGTAGGGCTGACCCGTCTCCGCATTCTTCACCACGATTGGCGCGGGAGTCGTGGCGGGTACTTCCGGCGTGGCGCCGCCAGCCGTCGCCCCATAGAGCGCGCGCAGTTCATCGTCCGAAAGCTTGGAAAGATCGCCGTCGCCCGCCGTGACACTAGCGACGTAGGCTTGCGTCTCGGGATAGGGCGGCACGCCGCCGTGTTCCCGTACGGCTCCCGGACCGGCGTTGTAGGCCGCCGCCGCCAACTTCGGGTCGCCGAAGCGATCGAGTTGCTGTTTCAGATAGGCGACGCCTCCGCGCACGTTCTGGACGGGATCGTGCGGATTAACCCGGAGATCGCGAGCCGTGTCCGGCATGAGCTGCATCGGCCCCACCGCTCCGGCTGGCGACACCGCGTCCGGGCGGAACCCTGACTCCTGGCGCGCGACCCCGAGCGCCAACACTGGATCGACGCCCTGTTTGACCGCCTCCGAGGCGACCATGGCCGGCACGTCCGGCGAAGGCGCGCCTTTCGAATAGAGCGCCTGCAGGTCGGCATCCGAGAGTTGCGACAGGTCCGTCAATGCAAGAGCCCCCGGCGGCGCATTTCCGCTTCGATCGCGGCGCGGGTGGGCGCAGGGTTCTCAGCCGGCGTATTGCCGTGTTTGGCCGAGTAGAGTTGTCGACGCTGCGCTCGCAATTTATCGAGCTGCTGTAGCTGACTTCGAAGCGTCTGCCGCAGTTGCGGATCGCTCTGAGCTTGATCCACTGAGCCTCTAACCGACTGCAGGAGGCGGTTCTCCTGTTCGCTCACCTGTCCCAGAGCGCCCCCCGTGGGCGAATTCTGGCGCATCTTGGAAAGCTCGTCGAACCCGGTGGCTGCCTTAATCTGTTCCAGACGCGTCTTGACATCATAAGCCGGCGATCCCGGGATCGCTGAAAGTATGGCTCCATAGCCGGTAGTGAATGGGCCCAACATGGAGTGGCCGCCGCCCTCCACCCATTCGCCCGTTTTCGGATCGCGACGGTCGCCGAGAAGCGTGCGGATGTTGTCGGACGTGATCTCGGACGCGCGGTCCTGATCCACGAGACCGGCAAATTCCTGAGGTTGGGCCGCTTCGCGCTCAGCCTCGGTCGTGGCTCGCTTGGTGGCGAGCGTCTGTTCTGCCGGGCTCTGTTCGACGCCGAACCCCTCGGGTTCGCCAGGCGTCGACGAGGGGCCGGAGCCGGGGGGCACGATCGGCGACGCGCCACCAGCCGCGGGGCCCTGCCCCATCAGGCGCTCCGCCGCGACCAGCCGTGGCATCATGACCGAGCCGCCGTTCTTCAGCGGAACCTTGACCAGATCGAGCGCCGCCTTGGCCTGTTCCTGCGCGCCCGACACCGCCCCCGCCATCTCCGCAGCCGACTGCACGGAGCCATCGAGATTGCGGACCCCGACAAGCCGCCCTGCGGCATCGTAAAGCGGCTCCTGACCCTTATCGAGGTCGGGATGAAAGCCGCCGGCCGGGTTGCCGTACTGGTCGTAGCCGAAGCCGCGATCGTACTGGATCTTGGGCTCCGCCGCTTTGAACAGCGCTACGTAGGGCGTGATATCCACCCCCTTCTGCGCGGCGGCGAGAAGGACAGGAAGCGCGTTGCGCGCGTTCACTTGTTTGCCCATTGCGTCGGCCACTGGGGAGCGGGCCGGGATCGACGCGGAGAGGTCGGCGCCCGCGATCCGCGGCGCAGATATGGGCGAGCCTGTTGGCCCAAGCGATCCGCCAAGATCGGCCGCGATGTCCTCGGCCGGCGCATCTGGGGGCGCCGACGCTGCGTCCTGCGGCTGGTAGGCCGGAAGCGCCGCCTCCCGCGGCGCGATGGGCTGTCCGGCCGCAAAGCGCGCGATATCTTCCTGCGCCGCAGCGACGGCTTGACGCGATCGTTGCTTAGCGATGGCCGCTTGCGTCTCGGCGACGTTATCGCTGTCGCCGCCACGGAAGGCGCTCCCCACGTCCTTAAGCATGGCCCCGAGCAGCATCGTCCGCTCCGCGTCGGTCTGCCCTGCGGGACGCTGATATTTGATCAGGCCGCCAAGGTACGAATTGGTCGCATTCGGATTCGCGGGGGCTGGGTCGAACGCGGGGACCGCCGCTTCCGGCGCCGTGATCCGGTAGTCAGGAATCGCGTCCGACGCGTAGGGACCATCGATCGCGCCCGGCACCGCCCCTCGGGCCGACGACCCGAACAGGCCGCGCATGAAGCCGAAATCCATCGCTCAGGCGCCTTTCTGGGAGAGCAGGCCGTAATCCACCGCTTTGACGCCGCCAGGCAGCGTGAGGATGGCCTCTGGATCGGAGCGCTCCACTTCCTGCGCCAGGTAGCCGATGCGGTTCGCGCCTTTCGGCTCGCCGCGATAGCGGAAGCTGACGACGCGGCGGCCGGCCTTGTCCTTTCCAACGGTTTCGATGTCGGTCTTCAGACGTCGGTCGGAGATATGGACGCCCATACCGCCCAGACCCGAAGCCACGCTGCCGATGCCGCCCAGCAAAGTCCCCAACGTCCCGAATGGGTCGCTGCTGCTGCTGGTCGAGGAGCCATTCGTGGTGGCCGTCGAGTTGTCTTTGCTGATGCCGCCATGGAACAGATTGTAGGGCTGTTCGGCGTTCAGGCCGGCGATGATGCTGAGCAACGAGGCCGGCGCCGCGGCTTGATCCATGGCGATCTGGCGCTGCTGTCCGCCAAGATCGGAGAGCAGCCCAAGATCGGCCCTGTCATTGGCGCCCGTAGAGTTCGAGAGATCGCCAAGCAGGCCGGCCGCCGCTAGGCGCCGCTGTGCGTCGGCCTCGCCCATGCTGTTGACTTGGCCGGCGTTGAATTGCGAGGTGTCGGCGCCAAGGTTGGTGTTGAACTTGGACGTGTCGTTGGCCGCGCCGGCGTTGAACAGGCTCGCCTGCGTCCCAAGCTGGGCGTTGAGCCGCGAGGTGTCGGCGGACCTGTTGAGGTCGTTGGTGGCGTTGGCCGTGGCGGCGTTGAAGGCGTCCGACCGCAGCCCCGCCTCTGCTGCGGCGCGGGCGCGGGCAAGCTGATCCTCGGTCAGGGCCGAGGTCAGGGCCGAGCGCGAGCCGCCGAACTTCTGGTCGCGCGCCATCGCCAGCGCCTGGTTGGCGCGGGTCTGGGCTGCGTTCTGGTCGAAGTCCGAGAGCGTGGTGTTCACCACGGCGTTCTCGTAGGGGTTCTCGTACTTCGACAGGTCGGTGTTGAGCAGCGTGCCGGACGAGGCGAGCGTCGGGGCCGCCGTGGCGGTCGTGGCGGTCCCCGCCTGAGCTTGCGCCGGCGTTAGACCAGGGCCGTTCAAAAGGCCCGTGGCGCCAGTGGCGGCCGCCGACATAGAGGGTTGCCACCCACCCAGCCCCTGCGCGGTATTGAACGCCTGGGTCTGGAGCGACGACGGCCCGGCCACCAGCGACTGCGGGTCGCTGTTCAGCAAATTGTTGATGTGGTCCTGGAGGTTCGAAACGCTATCGGTGACGAACTGCGGATTGGTCGGCGTGTTGACCAGCGTCGAATCCGTGTTGGTGGTCGAGGTGCTATTGGACTTGCTCGACTTGCTCACAGCATTTTCCTCAACGCCGTCCCGAACGGTTCATAGCCGGCCTGACGGAACACCCTGGCCCAGCCCTTGCGGCCCTCACCAGTCGCCCACATGCAGCCCATGGCCCGCCCGAACGCCTCGATGCCGGGGCGCATCCCCAGCAACTCGTCCAGTGTGCCCCCGGCGAGCCAGGTGTGGATTGTGGGCCCATAGTCCTTCAGCAGGCATTGGGTGACGACCGCGCTCCGCTCGCCCGGCCAGAGTTGCGCACGGCCGGAAAGGATCTGCGCCAGCAGGCCCGCGCGGTCGGTTTCGGCGTAGATCGCCAGCGCCGGCTCAAGGTGCGGCCAGCAGCGGTCGAACTGCCGGGCCAGGGCTTGCGTCACTTCGGCCGCCGGCTCACGACCTTGCCCTCGACGATCGGCGTCCCCATGCGGAAGTCGCCGGGGCCGGCGGTCATCGAAATGGACCACGACACGATGCGGCCCTCGACATGCAGGTCCACCTTCTCCTGGTTCGGCGCGATCATCAGCCCGGCCGTGGTCACGTCGGCGCTCTGCGGCTTCTCCCGCGTCGAGACGCTGAAGGTCATGGTCCCCTGCTGGCTGGTGAAGTCGGGCCAGAAGGCGCGCATCATCACCGATTGCTGGCCAGCGGATACGAACACCGGCCCAGCGCTGAGCGAGGCGGTGCGCTGGCCGCCATCGGCCGTCTGACCCCGCTCATGCCAGTAGATCTTTCCATCGGCGTCCACACCGACCGGATAGTTGGCGGGGCCGGCGTCGATGAAGGCGGTCCGGACGATCTGTTGCTTCGACCACCAGCCGCCGCCGATCGACATGAACACCGCGCGGCTGACCTCCAGGCCGTCGCGGGCGTCCGGATAGAACCACCACACCTCCCCGTAGGCCGACAGCGAGGAGCCGACGATCTTGTCCTTCTGCGATGGGGTGAGGTTGGCCCGCACCTCCTCGCGGATCGGGGAGTCCAGCTCCACGGGCTCGCCGCCGAGGCCGATGGCGTAGAATTGCAGATCAGGCGCGAGCCAATAGGCCGTCTGGCCCTTCACGGCGGCGGCGTTGGGCCCGATCAGGCCGCAGTCGTCGCCCTGGCGTGTGTAGCGGTAGACCTCATCCGTCGCCCCGACGTAGGCGACTTCCCAGACCTCGTTGCTGGTCCAGATCAGCGAGGAATAGCCCACCAATCGGCCGCCGACGATGCGGCCGGCGCCTTCCAGCACCTTCTCCTCAGCCGTGGTTCCGAAGCCGGTGTTCCACACGGTTTCGTCGGTCACGTCGCAGGTGCGCACACAGCGGGGGTCGAGGACGCCCGACACCTCCGCGTTGCAGCCCATGGCCATGATCGCGTGTTCGGGCGTGACCAGGATGGCGGTGACCTGGCGCGGCGAGTTGGCGATGGGCGCGGCCACGGCGGACGTGTCGTTGTTCCACTCGTAGATCGGGCCGCCGCGGTAGGACGCGATCAGCGCCTCCCCGAGGTTGCCGAAGCTCCAGGTGCGCGGGAAGTAGTCGGCGGTGGATGGCTGGCCGTAGCCGCCGACGCCATAGCCGCCGGTCCCATAGCCCTGGGTGCCCGTGCCGTTAATCTGGCCCGCCGCATAGGCTTGCTGCGGCGTGATCACGACCGCCGAGCCGCCGCCCGTGGCCCCGCTGGTGGCCGCGGCCCCGGCGGTGAAGGTGAAGCTGTCACCGTCCACCACGGCGAGCACCGTCCGGGACCCGTTGAGGTTGGCCGCCGTGACGCCGCCGGTGTCCGCCGCGCCGGACAGGGTGAAGGCGTCGCCCGCGGCGAGCCCATGGCCCGGCCACGTCACCTTTACGGCGGTCGAGGTGTTGGTGGTGGTCAGCGGGTTGGCGCCGAGCGTGGCCGATGGCCGGGCCAGCGTCGGGGTGATGTCGTAGAGGCCGCCGCCGCGCCACACGTAGAGGTGGGAGTGGGTTCCGAAGGCGAGGTTGAGCAGCCCGTCGTTGTCGTTCCAGGCGTGGACGTTGCGGCAGACCCCGCTCAGCGCGTCGAGCGTCAGCCGTTCGAACCCGCCGACCATCTCGGGATAGAGCGGCTGGTCGGCCCCGTCACGAACCCAGCGGACCCCGTTGGCGTCGGTGAAGCGGCCCGACCGCGCCATCACCGTATCGTCGGCCACGACGCCCGGGGCATAGGTGAGCGGGAAGGTCGCCATTCCCGCCATGCTGGGGGCGCGAGGGGCGGTGCGGGTTGTGGTATGGGTTGGGGATGAAGTTCAACATGGGCTGCGGGCGCCGGAAGCTGGCCGGCTACGTCAACGTCGACGCCTCGGCCATATGCGAGCCCGATCAGGTCTGGGATTTAGAAACGACGCCCTGGCCGTGGCCGGATGGCTGCGCGGAAGAGGTCCGCTTCATCCACTCTCTGGAACATATGGGCCGGGAGCCCAGCGCGTTCCTGGAGATCATGCGTGAGCTCTACCGGATAAGCGCGCCGGACTGCAGTGTGGTCATCAAGGTCCCGCATCCCCGGCATGACAACTTCCTGTCCGACCCAACCCACGTCCGCGCGATCACGCCCGACACGATGCTGCTGTTCGACCGGACGTTGAACGATGAGGTCGTCGCGAAGGGCGGCTCCAACAGTCCCCTCGCCCATTACACCGGCGTGGATTTCGTGCTTGAGAGCCACGGGGTAACGCTGGACGAGCCCTATTGGGGGCAATTCCAGCATGGCGAGCTTTCCGAGACTGACGTGGCCCGGCTACTCAAGGAGCGGAACAACGTCGCCCGTGAATTCAGCCTGACGCTCCGGGCGCGAAAAGATCAGGGCTGGTCGAGCTTGTAGAAGTTGACGACCAATCGGCCCGCGCCACCGCTGTTGCCAGCGTTGCCGCCGCCGCCTGGAGCTGCGCCAGGCGCGCCGCCGGCTCCGCCCGTCAGATCATCCGCATTGATATCGCCGAAACCGGCGGCGCCGCCGCCCGACAGACCCGCGGCCCCGCCGCCGGTTCCCCCCGATTGCCCTCCCGCGCCGCCGTTTCGATTGACGTCGCCGGCCGTCGCTATCCCGCCCGCTCCAATGGGGCCCGTGTTCACCACACCGCCTCCGCCACCGGCCGTGACGACGCCGGTCGGCAACACGAGGGTTGTATCCCCGCCCGCAGCGGACCCGGTTCCGCCGGCTCCCACGCCATACGCATAGCCCGTGTTCGGCGGAGCCAGCCACGTCTTGTACGCAGCCGCACCGCCGCCCGCACCATGGACGCCGTCAGCGCTCGCGCCGCCGCCTCCGACCAGCCAGGCCTCCGCGATCGTCGCGATGGCTGGTGAGGTGATAGTTCCGCTTCCGTTGGTCTTGCGGTAGCCCACGACAAGTCTGGCGGAATTCGGCCTATAACGGTTTCCGATCGGCCTTCCGGCGATCCCGGCCCTGCTGCCGATCCCGCGACTTGCGATCCCCTTCGGCATCAGAGGTCTTCGTATTGCGCGTCGAAGACGATCCCGCCGGCCAGGGCCACCGCCGCGCCGACCCACAGCGTATCGCCCGCGGCGATCCGCAACGGCGCGGTTTCGGTATAGCCGAAGTCAGTCACCGGGGCCGCGGTCGTGTTCGCCATCGTGTAGGCGTTCATCACCGCGGAGTTGATGAGGTAGAGCGTCGTGCCATTGTCCGGCGAGCGATAGAGCTGGAGCTGCGTCGCGGTCACCGTGGCCCGCGGGACCGCCTTCAGGCCAAACAGGATCGACCCGTTGGCCCCGGCGGTCAGCAGCTTCACCGCGTTGGTGGAGTCGGAATAGGTCGTCTTGGCGGCCGTGCAGACGGCATCCGCCGATTTCACGGCTTGCGGGGTGATGACGTTGTTGGCGGTGACGGCCATGGTGGGCTCCTAGAGGGCAATCGCCATGGCGATGGCGAAGGCGTGCTGGGCGGTGGTCTTGGCGGCCTGGTCGGAGGCGTAGTCACCCACATCGGCGACTTGAACCTGCTTCCACGAGGCCACCGACCCGTCTGTGGTGATGAACTTTCCCGCGTTGCCGGTCTGGCCCGGCAAGGTCCCGCCGGCCGCCGAGAACGCCGTGTCATCCACGTACTTCTTCGTCGCCGCGTCTTGGTCGGAGGTCGGGTCCTCCACGGAGGTGATCCGCTGCGAGCCGTAGTCGGTGGGCTGGACGCGCCTGCAGACCGAGCCGTCGTTGACCACCTGGCAGGTTTCGCCAGCCTTCACGACGCAGCCCGTTCCCGACCCCTTGATGGTCACGTCACCCGAGGCGGCGTTGATGACCACATAGAGCTTGGAGATGTCCGGGGTGACGATCGTTCCGCCGGTCCCGCCGGTGATGCTCAGGATCGCTCTGCGGGCTTCGTTCGAGACGTAGTTCGTGGCGTCGAGCGTGTGCGACCCCGAAAGCGTCGCGGCATAGATGCCGCGGACGGCCTCATCGACCAGCTCAATGACCTGGAGGTTCAGGACGTCGCCCCAGGTGTTGGCGTTGTCGCCGTCGCCCTGCTTGTTGAAGCCGAGAGGGGTGGCCGAAGAGGTCATGGGCTAGAGGATGCGGGCGCTTGCGGCGGGGCGGATTAGACCGCCGTCCCGTCCGCGTAGACCCACACGAACACCAGGCCGCTCAGCTTGGAGAACACCGGCTTCCCGGCGGTCTTGTCGAAGGCCGTCATGTAGTCGGTGGGGATGATCTGCTGCAGTTCCGCCGTGGTGTAGGCCGGGATGCGGACGGGGCCGTTCGGGCGCGCCAGTTGGAAGCGCTGGTCGATCGCACGGGCCAGCTTCACCAGCGGTTCCGGCAGGCCGGCGGGATACCAGCTCACACCACGTTCCCGGTCGGCGTCTGGATCAGCGTGCCTCCGGCCATGGCGTCCAGTTGCTCGGCAGTCTGGATGGCGTTCAGCTCGGCCCCGAACATGCCTTCCCAGAGGCTGATGTTCTCGTCGTTCTGGTCATAGCGGGCGAGCTCGGCCAACGCGCCGTAGAGGTAGGCGAACGGATGCCGGGCCAGGAGGGCGTTGGTGTCGCTGTTGGCGGTCATCGCCGGCAGCGTCTTGTAGTAGAGCAGCTTGCCCGTGTAGGTCGCGTCGGGGATCGGCCCGAAGGCGAAGTTCGTCCCCTCGATCGCATAGACCCGTGGGCGGCCGGTGGTGTTGGCGACCGCGATCTGGATTCGGCCTTCCTGGCTGACCGGGTTCAACGGATTGTCCCAATCGGCGTCGATGAACAGCCGCGAGACGGCGCGGAAATCCGCCGGCTGGGCGACCGTCTCGCCGTTGATGATCAGGTCCGCGGTGGCCTGCAGCAGCGGAATCCGCAGCTCGCGCATCAGCACGTCATGCGCCCGGGCGATGAACACCGGGATGTTGGCGACCAGCGTCGCCTCCCCGCCCCGCCCGGAGTAGTCCTTCAGCGCCTGGATAAGCTCGCCGTTGTTGGAGAGGGCCATGTCAGGTCTTGCCCGGCGAGGTGCGGAGGTAGCTGTAGTCGTAATCGTTCAGCTTGCGCTTCAGGAACTCGTGGCCGGACGGGTGCAGGACGTTGACCCCCTCCTCCTGCTTCCACTTCTCGATCAGCGCCATGGGGATCGACCCCTCGCGGCGAAGGTCGCGGCTGGGGCTGAAGCCATCACCGGCGTTGGCGAGGGCCTTGTTTCGCTCGAGAAACGGGTCGTTCTCCTGCGTGGAGAAGACGTCGAAGGTGCCGTCCTCGTTGTCGCGGATGAACGCCTGCGTGCCGCCCGGCGTGGTCCACAGATGACGCCAGGGACGGGTCATGCGCTAGCCCTGGGTCTCGGCGAAGTGGCGGTCTTCCAGCGCCTCGGCGACCGAGCGCGGCAACGCCACCTCGTCGTTCCAGTCGTAGCGGCCGCCTTTGCCGTCGTGGACCTCGCCGTGGCCCGCCTTGGTGATGCGGACCGTGACGAGCGCTTCGCCCTTCTGGCCGGGGCCCGGCTTCGGCGGCGGGGCGCCCTTCTTCAGCACTTCGCCCGGGGCGATCCCTTCCGGCGCGGGTTCGCGTTCCGGCGCGCGGATCGCGTTGTCGGTGGTCACGGTGTTGGGGTCGGGCTTCGGGCCTGGCATGGCGCTCATCACGGTTGTTGCAGCGATGAGGCCATGGTGGGCGCGGGCGACGCGGTGCGGATTGGCGCAAGAAAAAGCCCCGGCGGTGAGGCCGGGGCTCTAGTCGGTGGATGGTCTTGCTTCAGGTCTACAGGATGTCCGCGGCCACGCCGTGAGCAGCCTCGTTGCTGACCTCCAGCGTGTATTCGCCGATCAGCATGAACCGCTCGGAGTCGCCGGTCTTGCTGAGCGTCTGGGTGTTCCAGGGCCGCAGGGCCGCGAGCTTCACCATGTCGGGGTCGACGAACACGGCGTCACGGGTCAGGCCGTAGGCGTGCGGGATCGCCGCCAGCAGGCCGAAGTCGGACTGGTAGAAGTCCGCCGCGCCGTAGATGGTGGTCTTGCCCTTCTGGGCGTCGGCGCGGATGTCGGCGATACCGGTGAAGGTCGAGAACACCTGCTTGTCGGCCGCGCTCATGTAGACCTGGCTCGGATAGGCGCCGTTGTTGAACGCCGACGCCATGACGGCCTTGAGCTGGTCCTCGGTGAAGGTCCGCTGCGTGCCGTTGGTGGCCGCCGCGGCGTCGCCCGACGCGAAGCCGCCGGACGAGCCGCCGGATCCGCGCGAGACGTTGGACGTCAGATAGGCCAGCAGACCGCCCATCCGGCGCGGGGTCGAGCCGGACTGCGAGTTGGAGGCGAAGTTGCCGATGGCGCGCTTTTCCAGGTCGCGCATCGCTTCCTTGCCGGCCAGCAGCTTCTGGCGCGCCATTTCCGAGGCCCGGCCGGCGAGGTCCACGGCGTCCGCAGTCGCCGAAACCCCGCGCACCTTGCGGAAGATCTGGGTCTTGTTGCCGATTCGGCTGGTGGCGTTGACGGTGTCGTTGGAGCCGACGTCGTCACCTTCCAGTTGAGCGTTGGTGGCGTCCGGGGCGGCCAGCGTCTCGGTCTGCCACTCGTGCAGGGTCTGCTTGGCCTTGACGCGGCCGATATTGGAGACGAGCGGCGTCTGCTCGGCCGCCACCCGGAAGATCAGGTTGGACAGGTCTTCGCGGATGCCGTTGGTGTTCAGGGTGGTGTTGGTGTTGGTGGGGGCGGCCATGGCCGTCAGGTCCCTTCCATTGCGAGCACCGCGGCCACGGCGTCGTCCATGCGTCCGGTCTTCATCGCCCGGCCGATGGTTTCGCGCTTCTGCCGCGTTGCGGTTTCACGACGAGGCTGCGGCGGCGCGCTCGGCTTGAGCGTCGCGGGCGCCTTGGCCCTGGGTTCGGGTTTGGGCTTGGGGGCGGGCGTGCGGGCCGTCTGTTGCAGGCGGTCGTAGAGCATCGCCTTGTGCAGGATCGTCAGTTCGCGCGCGCCGGCCCACTTGAGGTCGGCGTCGGTGAAGCCGTTGGCGTCGGCGTAGGCGATGACGGCCTTCTTTTCCTCCGGCCCCTTGACGGGATCGGTGATCGGGTGGCCCGCGTCGCGCAGCTTGGCGCCTTCGGCGATCAGGAACTGACGGTGTTCTTCCGCTTCAGTGGCCGCCTTGGCGGTCTGAAGGCGTTGGAGCTCGGCCTGCTCGGTGGAGAACATCTCCTTGAGCACGTTGTAGTTCGCGGGGTCGTCCTGCGCGAGTTGCAGCCAGTCGACGCCGTCCCATTTGCCCTTGAAGGTCTGCGCGGCGTGCTGGATGAGCTGGTCCGTCACCTTGGCGAGTTCGCCGATGACGGATGCGTCCTTGCGGGCCTGGGCAGCTTCTTCCTTGGCCGCGTAGACGCGCTTCTCGGCCTCGGCGTCCTTCTGTGCGACGAGCTGTTGCACTTCCGGGGGAGCCTTGGCGAAAAGCGCCTTCTCTTCGGCCGACCAGAACTTGGGCGCGTCGATGGCCGGGGCGTCCGGTTCGTCGTCCTCGTTTTCGGCGTCTTCTTCGCTGGCCGGATCGTCCTCCGGTGCGTCGTCCTCGCCCTCCGGCTGGTCGCCGGCGTGTTCTTCTTCGGCCTCGTCCTCCTCCACGTCCTCGGGCAGATCGTCGCCATCGGGCGCCGCATCCGCCTCGGACAGGAGGCTCACCGCATCGTCGAACGCCAGCGGAGCTTCGTCGGCGCCGGCTTCGGGGGTATCTGAGGTTTCAAGGCTCATGCCCCGCAAGGGTCGGGGCGATGAAGGGCGTGCGGATTAGGCCCGGTCCTCGCCCGCCAGGATGGCCCGCATCCGCGCGGCGCCTTCGGCCACGTCGCCTTCCGCGACCGTCGCCTCCAGGGCCGATCGCACGCGCTTCAGCACCTGAAGGCCGGCATGGCAGTGCAGGCGCACGTCGGCGGCGTCGATGGGCGCGGCCTCGAACAGCGCGAACAGTTCCTGGCGCACCTGTTCGAAGGCCTTGTCCAGTTGTCGCAGTTCGGCGCGGGCCTGTCCGGCGTCGGAAATCGCACGCTGTTCGTCGGGAGTGTAGTCGGTCATCTAGCCCGCCGCGCCCCCGAGCCTGACCGCATCCGGCGGCGCGGTGATGCCAAGCACCCGTTGGTGAGCGTCCAGCGCGATCTGCTGGCGCTTCAACTCGATCTCGGCGTCGATCTGGTACTTCTTCGTGGCCTGCTCCTGATCCACGCGGTAGCGGTCGGTGTCGGCCTGGATCTGCGCCTGCATCACCTTCGGATCGGGCGGCGGCGGTTGCGGGCCTTCCTGCGCTTTCTGGGCCAGGAACGGCGCCGGATCGGTGAAGTAGCGATCAACACCCTTCAGGTCGGAGAGCTCGGCCAGCTTCTTGGCCGTGTTGTAGAGGTTTTCGAGATTCACCACGGGCCCGGCCGCGCCACCCTGCAGCGTGACGGCCTTTTCCTGCGCGTTCATGACCATCTGAAGCGCGGCGAGCTGCTGGGCCTTGGCCCCGGAGCCGACGCCGATCTCGATGGCCATGTCATTGCGCTCGCCCCAGGTCGTCGGATCGACCGGGACCCACTTGCCCCGGAGCCGGGCGATACGGTCCTTCATCGGCAGGGCGCGGACCGCGGCATGGATCAGCAGGAACAGGTCTTTCACGCCGGTTTCAGCGATCACTCGGGCGATCATGCGCGTGCGCTTCTGGGCGGCCGAGATCAGCACCATGGCGCCCTGCGCCGTGTCATGCAGGGTGTCCGGGTTCAGCCCCTGGGCGTTCCTGACGATGCCCGAGCGCATCTCGCCCATGGACGCGGCGTATTCCAGCGCCCCGGCCACGTCGAAGTCCAGGCGGCCGCCACCCACGGCGCGCACCGCATCGCCGGTCTTCGACAGGATCGGGGAACCGGGGATGTTGTTCAGCAGGTCCGAGAGCGTGGACTTGCTCATCTTCTCGATGCCGACTTCGTAGCGCTGGTTGAGGGCGAAGTAGCCGGAATCCAGCATCAGCCGCAGGAGCGCGGTTCGGATGCGCTGCACCTCAGCCAGCTTGTCGTGCAGTGACAGGCCGTAGAGCCGATGGGCCACGAGGTACGGCGTGGACACCGCAAACGGGATGCGGTCCACCTTCTCCCGGCGAAGCAGGATGGTTTCATTGCCGCCGGTGACGACGCACCAGATTTCCGGCTCGCCGTCGCCATCCGCGTCCAGGCGGATGTAGTGCTCGACGATCTCCACCTGGTGGAGGCCGTAGAGCTCCGAGCCGGAGATCGGCACGCCGGCGTCGTTCTCGCCCGCCGTGTCCCTGGCCAGCATGTCGGTGTTGGTGGTGGTGGACGAGTAGGCGGGCAGCTCGGCCACTTGGTCGGGGTCGTAGCCCATCGCCACGAGCTGCTGCGCCCTCAGGCGCGAGCGCATGGCGCAGTAGATCGCATCGGCGATGACCACGGTGTCTCGCGCCACCGCGAAATCCTCGGGCGGCACGGCGTCCACACAGACGCGGCCGCGGTCATGGGTGTGGCGCAGGGTGAAGTTCCACAGCGGCTCGCCGGTGAGCGGATCGGGGTCGCCCGCGATCAGGTCCACGATCTCGCCGCCGGTGGCCTCCGCATCCTGGCCGGCGAGGACCATCTCGAGCTGCGTCTTGCCTTCGAAGTGCTCGTCCTCGGCTTCCTGGTAGGACTCCGGGTACACCTTGGCCACGCCCAGCTTGCACAGCAGCGCGTCCTTGATCGTGGTGTGGAGCACCAGCCAGCCGCGGTTTTCGTTGAACAGGACGTGGTTGACGTAGTCCGTCTCCTGCTCGGCGGCGTCCACGTCCTCGGCGCCGTGCGGAATGAAGGTAGCCACGTCCTCGCCGGTGAATACCTCCATGAGGTCGGGCATAAGGGTCTCGACCGCATCGGCCACGTCCGTCGAGACCGCCTTGGAGCGGTTCGGCAGGCTGGGCATGTCGGTCATCTCGCCCTTGTAGTATTCCAGGGCTTGCTCGCGGGCCGCCACCAAGGCGTCGTCGTTGTCGAAGCCGAGGGCCTGACGGCGTTCCTCCGCCACCGCGGCGAGGAAGTCGTCGTCATCGAACAGGAGCTTGGGTTCGGCCGCCATCGCCTAGAGGCTGGAAGCGGTCAGCCGCGTGCGGGTTAGGCGTCGATCCACGCCCACGCCTGGGGCTTGCCGCGCACCCGCTCCACCATGCGCACGCGCCGGCCCTGACGCACGAACACCGGTTCGCCGACCGGCGGCGGCCCCTTCTCGGCCGGAAACAGCCATGCCATGAGGTCCACATTCGGACGGGGCGCCCGCGATGCGTACACCACCCCGCCGCACCCCATGCAGATCCACTCTCCGGTCAGGGACACATGGATCGGGACTGAGCAGCAGAGCGAGTGCATCGCCGCTCAGTAGACGCTGTGGCGGGGCTTGGGCCGGGGTTTCGCCGTGGGCTTGCCGTCCTTGATCCCGAGCTTCTTGTCGGCGCGGGCGTCGATCTTCGCCGCTTCGGCCTTGCTCATCCGGCCGGCGTTCACGGCTTGCGAGGCGCGGGCCTTGGCGTTCTTCGCGTGGGACGCGTCCGGGATCGGGAAGCTGCGGTTGGGCCCGGCGAACGCGGCCTTCGGGAGCGATTTACGCTGCTTGCTGGTCAGTTTCGCCATGCGATCCTCATCAGGTGACAAGGATCAGGATGGGAGCGGTGGAGGGCGTGCGGGTTAGCGCCTGCGCTTCTTGTCGATCAGCATCGCGCCTGGTTTGGGACGCGATGGGCCGAGCTGAATATCCAGCCTCGCCGACGCGGGCTCTCGCCGCTCGCTGATGTCGGTCATGTAGTACGTCGCCGGCTCGGGTTTGCCTTCCGCCAGCACGACGTGCGTTTCGCCGATCGGGCCACGCGGCGCCTCGGTGTTCAACGCCCGCCAGAGCAAGTTCACGTAGGCCGCGTTGCGCGTCATCTTCTGCGCCTCAGCGAATTTCTCGACTGCGGCGCGAAGGTCGGCGGGGATACGAAGACTGACGGGCGGCTGTTTCGTCACGGTCATTGAGTGTACTACACCGTGTATTACACATCAAGCGACGCCCAGGTTCGGAACCGTGAAGCTGAAGTCGTGAGAGGCGTCCTGGACCGGATCATCCGGCTTCCCGACCGCGAAGGTTCTGAAGGCGTCGGCGGGGTGCGAGGCCCAGTCGTGCAGCGGGTGGTCGCGATACGCCTTCAGGTTCTCGTCCCAAACCCGCCGATAGGACCGCAGGCCGTCGATGCCATGGGCGCATTTCTCGGCATCGAAGACGCAGATCGGGAGCACCTTGCGGACTTCGTTGATGTCGTTGGCAACGCTTGAGGTCCGCGGCACGACGCGCACATTCTTGAGCCCCAACCCCCGAAGGCTCTCGGCGATGCTGCCCGCGTTCGGCAGCGCCAGATTCTGGTTGTCCGCGTCGTGTGGCAGAAGGTGCTCGCCGTAGATGTAAGGCCTGGCGAGCAGTTCCTTCGCGTACCAGTCGTGCCCCATTGAGGTGTTGGCGATGTAGTCGATCGCCGCCCACCCGGCTGGCGTCTTCTGCATGAACCAGATCACCGTCGTGTCGTGGGCGCCGAGGTCCCACGCGGTGTGCACGACGCGTGACGGGTTGTAGGCGACCTTGGCGATCCCGCCGGTCTTCTCGAGTTGGTCGATGATCCGCGCGTAGTAGGCGCCGGGAAGGGCCGCCGACCAGGAGCACATGTATTCCTGGTCGAAGATCGCTTCGCCGTCCGCTTGGCCGCGCTCGGCGATCAGCTCTTTGAACTCGGCCGTCAGCGCCTTGGGCGAGAAGACGCCGGTCTGCTCCGAGGTCAGGTGCTCGGCAAACCAGTCGTCCGACTCCTGCGCCATTTGGAACATGCGGTAGGCGTGGTTTCGGCCCCGCGGCGTGGTGATGAAGACGGCCCAGCCGCCGTTCTCCAGGAGGATGGGCCGGACCAGGCTCCATGCCTGCGGGTTCGACAGCGCCCACTCCGAGAACACCACGCCGATCGGTGGCGTGCCCACCAGGGCGTCGTAGTTGTCAGATCCGATGACTTGCCAGGTCGAGCCGGTCTTGAACCGGATGAACATCTCGTCTTCGCGGGTGGTCTCACGGACCGCGGCCGGAAAGGCGTCGTCGATGCGGCGGCGGCCGGTGTGGGGGTTCACGGCGTTCCAGATCGCCTTGCGGGCCTGGTTCTGCTGAGGAAGCAGATGCCAGTAGACCCCGACCCGCTCATGGGCGGCGCAGGCGGTGAAGTGCAGCGCCACATCGTCCTTGCCGTGGCGCCTCGGCCAGATCGCGACCGCCCGCTTTCCGCCACCGTGCATGTAGCGCCAAAGGGGCTTCTGGTAGTCTCGGGGCTCCCATTGGTAGGGAAGCGTCAGCGTGGCCGGCTTCATTCCGGTTTCTGCACGATCACCGTGAGCTTGCCGCCGTCCGGGTCGGTGAGGGCCAGCTTGTCGCCATAGATGCTTGGGAGCCACTTTCCGGCCAGCCGAAGCCGCGTGTCGATGCGGACGCGCTTGTCGGCCACCTGGACGGCGTCTTCCGACGGCTTGTCCGCGATCTCCAGGCATTCCTCGACAAGGCCGTGAACACCACGCGCGCGTGCGGCGTGGAAACGTACGGCAAACGCCTCATCGCTCTCCAGCCAGTCGTAAACGGTTTGCCGTCCGGGCATCCGCTTGTCGCGGCAGATGCGCGTCAGCGGCTCGCCGCTTTCGGTTCGCGCCAGCAGTTCCTCGATCACGTCGTCGGCGAAGGTGTCTGCTGGCATAGTGTCCGGTGCGAGCCGCGATCAATAAACGTCGGCGATCGGGCCGAGCGAAGCCGTGAAGCCTGTCGGCGGGGTGAAGGCAGCGACCGTCCCGTAGGTCCCGCCGGTGAGCTTGCCAGCCTTGAAGTTGCCGAGCGCGTGCGAACGGAAACGGGCGGAGGTGGAGTCGAACTGGGCCATGACGAAATATTCCGCCGGGCCCTTGACGTTCAGCGGCGCGGCGAACGGGATCTTCTGGAAGGCCGCGGTTCCCGACTGCGCCGTACTGGCGCTGGCGGCCATGGGATTGCCCTTGGAGTCCGCGAGGCCCACCGTGACGTTACCCGCGACAGCGGAGCCGTTGAGGATCGACACGCCAGTGAGCGTGCAGTTGTGGGGCACGAACACGCGGGCCAGATAGGTCTCGGTCGTGACGGGCGTGGTGTCGGTCCCCATAGCGGTGGAGTTCGCGCCGATGCCGCCGGAGTGCCAGACGGTCGAACCGCCGAAGCCCAGCGCCGGGTTGATGCCGCCCTTGTTGACCTGGTTGTTCGTCGCCACGGGGCCTTCCTCCGAAACCGTGTGAGTGTTGAGGCTTCAGGGTGGGGGCGGTTGGAGGCGTGCGGATTAGAGTTCCCTCGCCTTCGCCAGCACGGCCCATCCCTTCTTGCCCCGCTCCTGCCAGAAGGCGTCCACGAACCGGACGGCATGGTTGTTGAGCGTCAGGGCCTGGGAGAGCGCGTGCCGGATCCTGGTCGCCTCGATGCGCCCGAGCTCGCGGTCGGACTGGTTGGTCTCGGGCAGGAAAAGGCGGACGGTGAGGCGGCAACCGTCGCGCTCCAGGCTCATCTCCACGCCGAAGCGCCAGAGGTTGGTTTCGCGTAGGTGTAGGGTGATGGCGTCGCCTGTCGGGTCGGCGAGGCGCGTGGCGATCCTGGGCGAAGGCGCCGGCTTCCAGCCGAGAGCCCGAAGCGGCGCGAAGGTGATCATCTGGGCTCCTCGGCAAGTCCAGGCGGCAGGCGCGAGGCGGCGTCTCGGAGCTTGCGGTACATCTCCGCCAATTCGGTTACGCCGCGGTCGATCTCTTCGTCTTCGCGCAGGGCCTCGATCCGCTGAACGGCGTTCCAGACGGTGCTGTGATGACGGCCGAGCTTAGTGGCGACCGCCTTCTGATCGAAGCCGCCCTCCATACTCAGCAGATAGGCGACGAGCTGCCGCGCCTGCACTTCCAGCGGTGGCCCCTTCCTCGGAGACAGGAACGCGCCTTCGGGCAAGTCATAGACCGCCGCCACGAGACGCGCCGCGCAACGCAGGGCCTGAGGGAGATCATCGGATCTCAAACCGGCGTTCCTCCGATGTGGTGGCGATCACAGGCCGGGCAGCGATAGACGGTGAGCCGCCGGCCGCGGTTGGCGCGCTTCCAGGCCGCCTTGCGCGCCGTCATCCGGCGCAAGGCCCGATGCGCCTCCATGGCGGTCGCGTAGGCCTTCTTCCCGAAGCAGGCGATCAGCCGGAACCTCTCGTCTGGCCGAGCGTCCATCGCTACGCCTCTCCTCGATGATGCAGGGCGGTGGGGATTATCCGGCCGATGATCATGGCCTTGATTTTCCTGTTGACGGCGTACGAATAACTCGTACATTACCAGTACGCCATGGGATCAGCCCGAGGCGCAGGGATGGAGCCCTAAGATGACCCGCTCGATCGAAGAGACTGACCGCCGCCTCGCCGCTATCCACGCGCGTGAGCTCGCCGAAGCTGGGGGCGAGCGGCCCTGCGACGTCCGCCTGGTTTTGACCATGGCTGCCGACCGCGCCGCCGGCTTCGGCCAGCGCCCGGCCAGCCCCAAGCAGATCGCCTACCTGGCCGCGCTGATCGAGAAGACCCCCAACTACGGCCACCCGTTCGGCGGCGACACGAACGCCCTGCTTTCGTCGCGGGAAGCCAGCTTTCAGATCGACAACATCCTGCGCCTGGGACGCTGACTCATGCGCCGCTCCGAAACCCTCTCCCGCATCGCCGGCCAGGATGTCTACGAAATCGACGGCTGCTGGCTGGACCCAATGAGCAACCGCAATCGCGCAAACGGTCTCACCTACGTTACCGAAACCCTGACCGGCTGGCGTCAGGTTGAGCTCTATCGTCGCCCCGGCCGGGAGGACGGCGTCCGGCTCCGGCCGATCGTCGGCGACTTCCTGCCCGACCATCCCCTGCCTTGGGAGCCGCTGGCATGACGCCCTATGCGCTGCTGCGCGAACTGTGCGGGCTCTCGATCCGGGAGGCCGCCGCCTTCCATGGCGTGCGGGAGGATACGGTATATTCATGGTCGGCCGGACGCCGCACTGCGCCCGCTGGCGCCATGAGCGAGCTGCGCGATCTGGCCGCGCTGATCGAACAGGCCGCGGACCGATGGCTCTCCGCCATGGAGGCCCCGAACGTACAGGAGGCGAGGGAGATCGAGATCGGCTATCCGGCCGACGATCATGAGGCGCAGACGCTCGGTTTCCCCTGTGTTGGCGCGTGGCGTGCGGCGGCCGGGCGCATGATCGCCGAGACGGACCTCCCGATGAAGCTGGTCCCCCGCGGCTCGACAATCGCGACGGCCGGCGCGATCGCGGCTCGTGAAGGTTCGGACTAGGCGGGTAGCCCGCGCTTGAGCGCGACCCCTCACCAGCCACGCGATCAGCTTGCGGATCAGGATCATGCGGCGGCCCTCGGCAGCGGCTCGCGGGCATGCAGCAGGGCCAGCACCTCCGACACCCGCTCCGGCGGAAGCGTGATCTCTTCCCACGCCTCGCCGACGATGAACGCCACGCGGTCGCTCAGCCGGTCCCAGCGGAAGTGCTTGCGGGTTCCGTCGTCGAAGATCGCCAGCCCGAAGCGCAGCGCGTCGGTCGATCCGTGGTAGCGGGCGAGCCAGGCCGTCATGCCGCGGCCTCCGATGCGACCACGGCCACGCCGAGACGCTGCAATTCCGCGCCGGCCTCACGGCGGATGAAGTCGCAGATCAGGGCTTTCGAGCAGACCAGGGCCTTCGTCGGCACGTCCTGCCAGGTGCAGTAGGCGGCGAGGTAGCCAGGGCCCTTTTCCGGCCCGAAGGCGCGGGCCATGATGGCGGCGACCTCGGGGGGTCCGGCCCACGTTGGGTGGCCGGCGCTGGTGGCGTCAGATCCCCGATCAAGCCATTCGGGCAGCTTATCCCGAAGCCAGAGGTGGAAGCCCGGTCCGCCGGTGCGTTGCACGTCGGGATCGGCGGCGAGATAGGCTCTCAGGGCGGCGACCTTCGCCTCCCCTGCGGCCCAGTTTTGCCGCCATGCGGCATGAGCGGATTTTCGGGAGGAGCGTGTTCGCATCCGCTCGGTGCAAAGGGCCCAGGCGGCGAGGAAGTCGGCATCCCGCTCCCACAACTTCCGCGCCGTCGTGATCGGCTCGGCCGATCCGACAGAGGATGCATCAGCATCCTCTAACTTATTCCCTGTCCCTGTCCCTTCTACTTCTATAGCCGTGACAGGTCCCGGACAGTCCGCCGCCTGTCCGGCGGACAGGTCCGTGACTGGCGCGTGACAGGCGGCCGCATGTCTGGCGCGCAGGTCGGCCATCGGCGTGTTCCACGCCAAGTGAACCTCCGCGGCCTTAAGATCGGCGAACAGCCGGCGCCGCTCTTCTCGCTCCGCCCGCTTGCGTTCCTTTTCTGCCTCCTGCCCGGCCCTGTGGTGCTGTCGATCTTCCCAGGCTTCCAGAGCGAACTCCGCTACGACGGGATGGTATAGGCGTCCGTCGGAGCACTTGACCCAGCCGTGCAGCGCCATGGCCTTGATCTTCGCCCAGCGTCGGTCGTCCGCAACTCGCGCCAACCCGGCAAGCACGCGATCATTGTCGGGCAGTGAAGCGGCCGGGATTTGCTTCCACGACGCCCACCACAGCGCCAGGGCGGCCTTGAACTCATCACCGTTGGCCTCGAAAAAGAGATCGGAATCGATCAGTCGCTCGCCGTACAGCGGCATGAACGGCAGGCCGCGCAGATCACATTCCACAGGCACCAGAGGCTCCGGCATCAATCGTCCCCGTAGGGCTTGCGCGCGGCGAAATGGCTGTCGCGGGCGAGGTTGGTGAATTTCGTGCGGTCGGCGTCGAACGCCACGCGGACCGTCCCAATGGGGCCATGGCGCTGCTTGCCGATGATCAGCTCGGCCAGCCCGCGGACCTCCTCCATCTGGGAGAGCCACTGTTCGTGCTCGGCTGTGCCCGAGCGGGGCTCGCGGCGGCTGAGGTAGTATTCCTCGCGGAAGATGAAGAGCACCTGGTCGGCGTCCTGCTCGATGGAGCCGGACTCCCGCAGGTCGGATAGCATCGGGCGCTTGTCGTCGCGGCTCTCCACCTGACGCGAGAGCTGCGACAGAGCCACCACGGGCACGTTCAGCTCCTTGGCCAGGGCCTTGAGGCCCGTGGTGATGGTCGTGACGTCCTGCACGCGGCTGTCGTTCTTGCGACCACCTTCCACGGTGATGAGCTGGAGGTAGTCCACGATCAGCAGGTCGAGGCCGTGGGTGCGCTTCAGCCGGCGCGCGCGGGCCGCCAGCTTGGCCAGCGACAGGCCGCCGGTGTCATCCACGTGGAAGGGGATCTGATAGAGCTCGAGCGCGGCGTCGCGGAGCCGGCCGAACTCATCGGCGCGGATTTCGCCCTTGCGGATGCGATCCCCGGAAATCCCCGACACGTCGGCCAGCATCCGCAGCCCGAGCTGGTCGGCGCTCATCTCCAGCGAGAAGAAGCCGACCACCCCGCCGCGCACGGTGCGGCGCGATCCGTCCGGCCGATCCTCGTAGGCGTAGGCGCGGGCCGCGGAGAGCCCGATGTTGACCGCCAGCGCCGACTTGCCCTGGGAAGGCCTGGCCGCGATGATGATCAGGTCGGAGGGGTGCAGGCCGCCCAGCTTGTCATCGAGGTCGACGAGGCCCGTGGAGAGCCCGGCTATCCCGCCGTCGCGCTGGTAGGCTTGCGCCGCCATCTCCACCGCGCCGGCCAGGTGGCTTTCCGCCGGACGGAAGCCTTGCGAAGCGGCGCCGGTCTCGGCCAGGCCATAGAGTTCTGCCTCCGCCTGTTCGATCAGGGCGAGGCTATCCTGCCCTTCCGCCGGTTCGATCGCGCCCTGGACCAGCTCGCCCCCCACGCGGATGAGGTCGCGGCGCCGGGAGAGCTCGCGGATCGCGCGGGCGTAGCCGGGCGCGTTGGGCGGCGGCGGGGCGCGGTCCACGAGGTCCGCGAGGTAGCTGAGCCCGCCAAGCTCCCGGTAGCCCGGATCGGTGACGAACTCCTGTTCCAGCAGGATCGGCTCGGCCAGTTGGTTCGCACGGATGAGTCGCGCGATGGCGGCGAACAGCCGGCCATGGAACGGCTCATAGAAATGCGCCGCGGTGATGATCTCATCGACCCGCTCGAAGGCGGCGTTGTCGTAGAGGATGCAGCCCAGCAGCGCCTGCTCCGCATCGACGTTGGCCGGGACATGCGCCACGGCCTCCGGATCGTTCGGGTGCCTCTCAGCGTTGGCTGGGCGTAGGTCGAGGATGGGGGGCATCAGGCGGCGCCCGCCATGCTCAGCAGGGGCGCGTCATCGCGCTTCAAACCCGCGGCTTCGAGATTGCGGACAGCCTGGGCAAGCTCCATGAAGCTCTTGCCAAGGCCGGTGCCTGCGAACAGCGCCGCCCGGCCACGGCGCAAGGCCCAGGCTGCAATGTCCCGCGCGTCGGGAAGCGCCGGGACTTCGGAAAGCCCCGTCGCAGGGTCCGCGACGGCTTTTCGGGCCAGGAAGTCGAGGTACGGGTCTTCCCTCACGCATACCTCCTGAGGGCCCTGATCAGCTCCTGGGGTGACCGCTTGGGCTTTCCGGGGGCTTGAGGCGCGGTCCTGAGCTTCAGATGCTCGGCGCAGTAGGTCTGGCCCTCGTCACACCGGAGCCCGCAGGAGTGCTGTTCCTCAGGGTCCACATCGACCGGCCACGCGCATTGTCCGAAAGCGCGCTGGGTCCATGGGATGGGATGGGAGCCAGGGAGCGGATCGAACGCGCGAGCCTTCGCGACGTAGGTGGCCGGCGTAGGCTCCGATCTTGTGAACACGGCGCCTGCGGCGACGATGAGGGTCGGTTTGGCCCGCGCACGCGACTCACCCTTCGGCTTCTCGCGCTTGACCGCAGGGGGGCGAACGTAGGCTGGGAGCCTACCTTGCGCCCGAAGCTTGGCGATCTGCGCCGCAACCGCCGCGACGGTCGCGCCCATGATCTCCGCGATGGCGCGCGGGGTGCGATCCGCCTTCGCGAGCTCCACGAGCTGATCGTTGCGATCGGAGGTCCAGACGGTCGGCAGAGGCGCGGGTGTGCGGGCCACGCCAGCGCGTTGCAGTTTGGCCGTGATCGTCGCGCGGGTCAGCCCATAACGCCGCCCGATTTCCGATGGTCCGGCGCCGGCTTCATATTCCCGCCTGACCTGTTCGAAGAACTCTGTCGTCCAGATGCTCATGCGGCGCTCTCCCGTGCGGCCTCACCGCGCCATGCCGCAAGCGCCACCCACGAGGCCGGGAACAGCGGCTCAATGATGCGGGCGCATTGGAAGGCGACTTCCGCCGTCTCGGCTTGCGCGTCTTGGGATAGCCGGAGCGCGCAGAACCTCGCGAAAGCGGCAAGCGAGCCCGTCCAGATCCATTCAGTGAGCATCGCCTGGGGCAAGACCATGCGGGCCTGCTCGGGCGCCACGCCTCCTGCGATCAGCGCGTCGTAGGCTTCCCGGGCGTAACGGTAGACGTCCTCGACCAACAGGCTCGGCGAAACGATCTCGCCGTCAGCGAGGGCGACCGAGAAAACCTCGATGGCCGAGCTGCCCTGCTTGCTGTGTGTCGGCTTTCCGCGCCAGCGGGCGGGGCGATAGAACTCAGGCGCCGCATCGACGTAGCGCCGGCTGACCTCGTTCTCCGCGAACCCCACCTTCGACTTGAAACACTGACGCGCGACGAAGATCGGCGCCGTCACCCGCACGCTGATCTGCGGGTGCGCGAAAGGGCTCCAGTGGCCGTTCCGGGCCAGATAGGCGATCAGCTTGGCGTTCGCCGCTGGCGTGAAGTTAGCCGCCTGTTTGCGGAATGACACGCGCGCGGCGTCGCACACGGAATCATCCGAACCCATGTGGCTGACGTAGGCGACCTCGATCATGGCCGCCGCTCCCGCATGGCGAGGATCAGATCGGCCCTGGCCCGCAGCGCCCGCAGGTATTGCGACGTGCGACGTTCCAGGCCTTCGAAGTCGTCCAGGACGCGGATGGATCGTTTCGCCTCCGCGCGCATGGCGATGGCGCCGCGCCTGTGAAGGCCATGGACGAGCCGATGGACGGTGCTCTTGCTTCCGACGCCAAGTTCGGCCCGAAGCTGTTCGAACGTCGGCGGGACGCCATCCACAGTCAGGCGCTTGATCGCGTCCAGGCAATCGCGCTCGCGAGGGGTCAGGCCGATCATGCCGCCACCCGCCCGCGCAGGATCACACGCCAGCCGTCCAGCGTCCCCTGCACTTCGGCAAGGGAGCGGCAGACGGCGTACGGCACGCCCATCCGCTCGCACTCCATCTGGAACAGGGCCTGGGCGGGGCTCTGCCGGCCGTTGTCGGCCTTGAGCTCGATGAAGGCTGCGCGGCCATCGGCCAGCACAAAGGCGAGGTCGGGAACGCCGGCGCGGACGCCAAGGCCCTTGAGGATCGCCGCCTCCACCCTCGACCGGCCGCCCCCGTTGGGGACGTGGTAGAAGATGCAGTTCGGCGCGGTGGCGTTGAGGAAGGCCACGACTTGCCGCTGAAGGGTCTGCTCGGGGCGGTTCATCGGGAACCCTCCCCGGTCGCGGCGCGTTGCTCGCCAAGGCAAGCCGCGAGCGCCTTGTTCATGCGTTCGCGCAGCTCGGCTTGGGCTGGGCGGGCGAACCGGCTGGAACCGCTTCCGGCGAGGGCGCGCAACGTCTCTAGGCTGCGCTCTGGCTTGCGGAGGGTGAGCATGGTCAGTGGCCGAACAGATCGAGGAGCGCGCAGGCCAGCAGAACGAGCAGGAATATGGCCAGGACCAGCAGGAAGCCGCCCCAGAACGGCGCGAGCACCCACCACCAAGACCAATGGATCACGTGGCAGAGCTTGAGGACGACGAAGGCCACGCCGAGCAGGCCAAGCACGCCAATGCCGCCGCTAGACGACGAGCTTGAAGATTGGGCCATATCGCCCCCCTATTCCCCGCGATCCTGGTCAGGGCCGGATCGCAAAGCCCCCGTCTCGATTCCGCTTCAGCCTCTCGGATGGGGCTGTTGGCGGGGTGGTCAGGTCAGGACATCCGCATCCCGATCATCACCGTCAGCGCGTCGGCGTGACCGACCGCGCTCAGGATGATCGGGGAGAGACTGTCCCTGTATCGGATGGTCAGTTTGTCGCCGGGCAGATGGGCCGCCGCGTCGGCCAGAAGGCGCGCATTGAACAGGCCGTCGAACGGTTCCGAGGCGTCCGCGTCGATCTCGTCCAGCGCCTCTTCGCCGAACTGGCCACGCGATGTGAGCCTCAAACCCTCGTCGCTCAGGGTGAGGCGAACGGCCGGAACCCGGTCGCTGGCGCCGGCAAGGCAGCGCTTGACGGCCTCCTGGAACGGGCCGCGCTCAAGCGTGCAGGAGTGCTCCGCATCCATGGGAATGACGCGGAGGTAGTCTGGGAAATCCGCGTCGATGACCTTGGAGGCCATCCGCGCCGCGCCGGCGGTCGCCACCACCCGCACCTCATCCCACCAGAGCAGGACCGTCTCGGCCGACTTCGCCAGCTCGCGCAATTGCCCGATGGCCTTCAAGGGGATTGGCCGCCTGGACGCGGTGCCCAACGGAGCCGGCCAGCCGACTTCGGCATAGGCCAAGGCGATTCCATTGGTCCCGATTGCGCGAAGCTTGCCCTCGATCTCGTGCAGCAGGACGCCGGTGATATAAGGCCGGGGCGTTTCGCGGCTCACGGCGTACTCAGTCGCATCCGCCAGCCGGACGAGGTCGGCGGTGGCGATCGCCACCGGCTCGCCGATTCCGTCCGCGGCGAAGCGGGGGAATTCCTTCGCGTCGAGCGCTGGGATCTGGAACCGGGTCCGGCCGCACTTGACCATCAGCCGGCCGCTTTTGCCGTCCAGCGAAAGCGATACGTCCGACCCGGGCGGGAGGCTTTGCAGCGCGGCCCACAGGCGCTCGGCGTCAGCCGCGCAAGAGCCGGCGTCCGTCACGTCGGCGACCGCAGTCATCGCCGCCTCCATGTCGAGGTCGGTCCCGATGAACTCGACCAGCCCTTCGCTTGCCGTCAGGCGCAACGCGCCCAGGATCGGAATGGTGGCGCGGCGCAGGGCGGCGTTGCGAGCGAACCCGGCGGCCACGAGCGCGGCGTCTCGGTTGATGGTTAGGTTCACCAGTCGCCGTCCTCTCCGATGGACTCGGGCGAGCCGGCGAATAGGTGCGCGAGTGCTTCCCCCCACTTATCGACCCAGGCGGCGCGCTCCGGTGCGCCGCCAAAATCCTGAGCCTTACGCAGGTCGGCTCGCGCCTCCTTCCTGACGGCCTCGCGCGTCAGATCGCGCATGGTGAGATCGGCAATCACTTCAGCCCCCCTTCAGGCGTCTTCGGATCGAAAGAACGGCTTGGGCCACGCGCTGGTGAGCCCGGAAAAGGCGAACCTCCCGCCACGAGAGCCAGGCGAGGCGCAGCCGCAGTACGAAGCGCGCGCTCGCGCTCAACCCGTTCGTGGAGGGCCGCGGCGGATCGGAGCCTGCGTTCAAGTTCCTGCTCCCTGGCTGTGAATGGGTCGGCCCCATGGATCGGGGTCTGCAGCGTCTCGACCCAGTCCCACCCGAAGAACCCGGAGAGCGCGAGGTAGGTGTCCAGCGCGCATGCTGTTCCGTGCATGGCGTGTTGAATGGTGCGGTAATCGACGGGCCAGCGGTTCGCCGGGTCGGCGGCGGCCCACAGCCGGAGCTGGCGATCCAGCTCCTTGGCGGTCAGTCCGCGCGCTTCCATCGCAGCGCGCAGTAAGAGAGCGACGCGGCCGGCGCCGCGCACAACTTGCGATCCGCGTTCCAAGACGTGCAGCTCCGTGAGGCTCATAAAGCGGGCCTCACGGAGACAGCGACCTTGGAGCCGCGCAGCGAATGGAGAACGGACGGACAGACCCAGAGACGTGCGCCGACCGGGCCTTGGCAGAGGCGGTCGCGCGCAGGCAGATTGGTGACTTGAAGACGGCGGCGGCGTTGTTCAGACTGACCGCCTGCTATGTCGAACGGCTTGGCGAGGGGACCGACACGGGAGAGATCGTGGCGTTCCCCTCGCCCGCGCGCTGGGTTGGGCTCGTCGGCGCGCGATGAGAAACCGTGGACGGCTAGAGCCGGTTGGCGAGATCGCCCGAAAGGCGGTCGATGTCCGCCAGGATCGCCAGCAGCGTCTCGGCGCGCACTTCGTGCTCGTCCGCGAAGCATTGCGACGCCCGGTCCGCGGTCTTGGCGGCGTTGCTTTCCGGTTGCGGCCCGAACAGCCGGTCCCGTGTCTGCACGAGCCTCGTCCTGATCTGGCGCGCCACATCGATCGCTTCGTTGGTGGCGCTCAGCACCTCCTGAGTGAGAGGGGTGCGGATGGGCGTCGGCGCCTGCGCGGCGACGGTAAACGCCGGGCTGTAGGCTTGCTGATTCAAGGCTATTCTCCTGATCCGCGAGAGCGATCAGAAGGCCGCCCGCTCCTCGCATTGAGTGGCGGCCGAAACCTTGCCGGGCTTGCGGACCATCGACGGCGTGATGACCGGCCAGGGCCGGCGGGGCGCCCGTCGTTGACGCTTGCGCGCTGGACCGCCCTTGAGGGCCGCGCCCGGCTGTCGAACCTGGAGTCAGCGCCCCCTTGTGGCGTGGTGCGGCGAGGCTCATTCGCCCCTCCCCGCACGAATGAACGCGGCCATGAGCAGCGCCAGGACGGCGCTCGCAATGAACCAGCCGAGGACGAGAAGGGCGGCCATCACCGCTTCCTCCGCACCATGTCCACGACCGCCAGGCTCACGACCGCCATGGCGACCAGCAGCGCTGCGTCCAACAGGGTTCTGGCGGCCGGGATCTTCAGCGCAAAAGCAGCCGCGCCCAGCAAGGCGCCGAGACTGCCGCCCAGGATCGCAACGAGGGCAAACGCGATCAGCCGGCCCATGCGCGGCCGCCCCGGTTTGAGTAACCCGCGCGATGGGTAACAGGTCGGCAACCGATCTTTTTGGACCGGTGTTTATCCTGCCTCGCTACCGTCCCGCGGATGAGCGCCGACCACGAATTGCCGGATATAGACGAGACCGCGCTCGCCATGGCGTACATGGGCGCGGTGATAGAAGAGCTGCATCCTGGCTTTCTAGATCGCTGGGAGGCTCTAGCCACCGACGACAGCGTGCACGCCGAGATCAGGCGTTTGCGCGAGCCGCCGCCCAATCCGTTGCTGACGGAGGTCATGCGGCGCACCGTCGTGCTCATCCGGCACATTCGGTTCGTCGCCCTGGCGCACTTGGCCGGTGAGCGGCGGCGACGCAAAGAAGCCCGTAGGTAGATCATCTTGCGGCAGCGTCCTGCGGGTCGCTGGCGCGGGCGAAGCTCTCCACCGGAAGCCCCGTGATTTCCGACAGCTTCATGGCCGTCGTGAGCGACTCCGTGCCCTTGCGCTCGATCCGCGAAAGCTGTCCTTCGGTGAGGCCGACGCGCTCAGCGAGCGCCTTCAGGGACAGCGCGGGCGTCTGAGCCTTGCGGAAGGTACGAAGCGGGTGGGGAGCATCGGCCATGCTTCACTTGTACACCATGCAATATTGCATCGCAAGCAAGTTTGCATATGGCGCCATGGCTTCGAAGCGGTCGCGCGCTGACAATTCGCCGCATGCCTCCGCGCCATCGACCGCATTTCAAACCGCAGCGCCAGCCGACCTTTTTGCGGGCCTGGCGTGAGCATCGCGGCATGAAACAGGAGCGCTTCGTGGAGGCGCTGGACGAGCTGACCGGCTACACGCTCAGCGTCAGCCAGCTTTCGCGGATCGAGAACGGCAAGCAGGAGTACAGCCAGGACTTCCTCGAGGCCGCCGCGACCGTACTTCAGTGCGACATCCCGGATCTTCTGCGGATCGACCCTACCGTCGAAAAGCCCCGCTACTCGATCCTGGACGGCCTTACGGAGCGCCAGATCAAGCGTGTCGCCCGGATTGTTGAGGCGGTTCGCGACGAGGACGAGGAAGAAGAGACGAAGGCAAGGGGCGCGGGATGATCGGGGTCGTATTGGCGGCGGCGCTTTCGCAGGCCCAGGTGGATAACCTCCCACTCGACGCCAAGTACGATCTCAGTTGCGCCACGGCGGCGGCCTGGGCCATGAGCTGGGCGCCGCAAGATGACCCGAAGGGCAAGGCCCTCTACGACGGCGCCTTCAACCTCAGCCTGTTCTATCTCGGCCGGCTGTCGGGCCGTGACAACGGCACACGCTGGATGTGGGTGGTGCGCGACCAGCTGCAGATCCACCGGCTAGGCGAGGCGGCCTATAGCGCGGCCATGGACGACTGCGTTCAGCGGATGTCGGACAAGGTCCTTACGATGCAGCCGAAATAGGCGGCTGTCCCACCTCGCCGTAGCGCGCGATTAGCCTGGGCGGCGCCCACAAGTTCTGCACCGGCCAGCCGCTCACCTCATACACCGCCGCGCCAGCGACCCGGCGTTGCATCACCCTCGCCGCGTCCAGCGCCTCGGACCTCTCCCTGAACTGTAGGACGTCTTCCGCCGCGAGTTCGCCACAGCGGCGGACATAGGGCTGTACGCAATACCGAATGACGCGGAACATGACCGCCTCCAAAGGTTAACGCTCGGCAGTCTGCACGCCCCATTTGGCGAGTCGATGGGGCGCAATCCCCCTGCGTCCGATCCTGTCGCAGCACGCAATCTTGCGTGTGATGCAATTTTCCTGTTGCGCCTTCGCTTGCATGTGATACAAGTCGCCCTACCAACAGGGAGCGACCGATGCCGAAGGCGGGGGCAAGGAAGACAGCGGCGGAGGCCGCGCCGGAAGAACAATCCGTCGTCGCCTACAAGGGCTTCGACGCGAACCTGACCTGCAATCCGGCGGGTCGGCCGTTTCGGTACGAGGTCGGCAAGACCTACAATCACAAAGGCGCCGTGGAGGCCTGCGCCTCCGGCTTTCACGCCTGCGAAAACCCTTTCGATGTGTGGGGTTACTACGGCCCCGAGAATGGCAACCGCTTCGCTCGTGTGACGCTCTCAGGCGCCATCGCCCGGCATGGCGGCGACAGCAAGATCGCGGCGGCGCGCATTACCATCGACGCCGAGCTTCGGCTTCCCGACTTCGTGCGCGAATGCGTGAAGTGGGTGATCGAGGCCACCAAGGGAAAGGGCGATGATCCGAGCGGCCACTACGCCCAGATCGGGTCCAGCGGCCACTCCGCCCAGATCGGGTCCAGCGGCCACTCCGCCCAGATCGGGTCCAGCGGCCACTCCGCCCAGATCGGGTCCAGCGGCGACTTCGCCAAGATCGGGTCCAGCGGCGACTCCGCCAAGATCGGGTCCAGCGGCCACTACGCCCAGATCGGGTCCAGCGGCGACTCCGCCAAGATCGGGTCCAGCGGCGACTCCGCCAAGATCGGGTCCAGCGGCCACTCCGCCCAGATCGGGTCCAGCGGCCACTCCGCCCAGATCGGGTCCAGCGGCGACTTCGCCAAGATCGGGTCCAGCGGCCACTACGCCCAGATCGGGTCCAGCGGCCACTACGCCCAGATCGAGGCTTCGGGCGAAAGCGCTGTTGTGGCTTGCGCCGGGAGCGCGACCGTCAGTGCGGGGCCAAACGGCGCCATCTGTATCCCATGGCACGATGGCTCCCGTATCCGGTTCGCGGTTGGGTACGTGGGCGAAAACGGGATTGAGGCCGGCGTCTTCTATCGCGCCGATAACGGCAAGCTGGTGGAGGCCTGACCCATGGCCTACGCCGTCAACCGCTACCAAGCCGAACGCCTCGCCCGCGCGCTGGATGCGATCCGCGAGGAAACCAGCCGCTACCTCGAACGGATGGCCGGGCTTCTCGGCGAGGCCCTGGACGGGGAGCGCGGCGACGGAGCGGCGGAAAGCGACCGCCTCGCCGACCTGATCTCCGACCACCTTCACGAGCGGCTGGGCGATGTGGTCGCGGCGGTGTCCGAGCACTACGAGATCGAGAGCCCGGCGAGCTTCCCGCGTCTGGCGAAGACGCCCGCGCCGCGCGATCCGCCGCCGCCGGTCGCCACCCGCCCGCCGCTGCCGTCCCGCAGCCTGCCGCCCGATCTGGCCGCCGGCGAGTACGCCCGCGCGCTCCACGTCCAGCGTGACGGCGCCCGCTTCATGCTGGTGCTGGTCAGCCATGTGATCAGCCGCCGGGGCGAGAAGGACACCTTCGCCCAGACGATCAGCCGCCACGCCACGCTGGGCGAGGCTGTGGCCGCGATGCAGGCCTACGGGGCTCCTGCGAAGGCGGAGGCGGCGTAGATGGGCGCCCCGACCTTCAACGACGCTGCGAGCCTAATGATCGTCGGCATATTGCGCGGCACGGTCTGCGCTGAGTGCGGAGAGGATATCGAGTCCGGCCATTCCTGCCCCGCCTGCGCGGAAAAACGCGAGTTGCTGCGGCAGGCCTTTCCAGCCCTGTACGGAGACGCGTGATGTCTAAGACCCACCTCGCGTCTTGCGGCTCCATCGACGACTTCGGGCGGCGCCTTGGCACTCGCTACGCCTATACGCCTCGCGCTGTCTGGGCGATCTCCGCAGAGCCTTGGTTCCGCTTCCGCAACGCCGAGAGCGAGAACATATGCCGCAAAGCATGGTCTCGGCCTGCGCCATGTGAAGGTGAGTATTTCACCGTCGCGACTGAACCCGCGCCCGACGCGGCGTGGTGTACGCGCGTCTCAGGCGAGCTTACGCGCTGCACCCTTGCCGCATGGGAGGTGGAAGGCCATCGCGGCGCCAGCCTGCATCGACTGGGCGATAGCGACTTCTATCGGGCTTACCAGAGGCGCGCCGATTACGCGTGGCACCCGGTCGGCCGAGTCCTGAAGCTCAATGAGCGCGGCCGCGCCACCTGCTCCCAAGCCGAGGAGCGGGCCTGATGGCCGCCCCGGCCTTCACCGTCGATAGCCCCGGCTTCGTCGTCTGGCTGGACGACGCCCCGCTGGTCCGCACTCGCACGCTGGACGAAGCCCGCGCCGCCTACCTGGCCGCGCTGGATCTGGCGACCCAGGCCCGGGACCAGCTCAACCGCACCTTGGAGAGAGTCTGACATGAGCCCGGAAGAAATCGCCTCCCTCCGCGAGCTTCGCGCCCACGCGGACCAAATGGTCGCCTATTACGCCAGCAGCGAGAGGAAGCTGGCCCAGAACGCGGCCATGGTTGCCGCCGGACTCGCGCCCCTTCACGACCAGCGGTCACTGGAGCGGGATCGCGAAAGCGCGGCCAAGTTCCGCCGGTGGGCCGCCGCTGCGGATGCCGCGCTGGCCATCCTCGCCACATCCGAATCCGAGGCGGCCTGACCATGGACGCCCCGACCTTCACCCTCGACACCTCAGGCGTCGTCACGATCCCGAGCGACCCCTACGCGGGGGAATGGACGTGGGAGCGGATTGCGAGGCTGCCCTTCGGGGAGTTCGCGCAGGGGTACATCTGGGCGCTGTTCGCCAGCATCGGCGCAAAGGACGGCGAGCCCGGCTCATTCGCAAGTGACAGCGCCTATGACCTAGACGGCCGGGTGCGCGTGGGCTTCTCCGACCTCGCGGGTGAGAGCCTGGGGCGCATCTTGGACGACTGTCAGCGGGTTCCAGATTACGCCTATCCCGGCTGGATTTCGGAAGGCGCTGGCCGACAGTTCTGGCGCGACCGACAGGCCGGAGGTCTGGCCGTACAAGGTCTACCGCCCCTCACCCCCACCCTCGCCGAAGACGGCCTCGTGTATCTGACGGAGCGGAGGGCGTGATGGAAGCTATTCGCCACCACGTGTCTCAAGACACGCCCGAGCAGGCCGCTATCCGCGCCAAGCGGGGCTTCCTGTGCAATTGGACGGGCGGCCACTGCCCGAGGGGTTGCGCCGATCCGTGCGGCTACACCATCGACAAGACGCTCTGCGGCGGCGTGATCGAGACGCAGGACTACAACCTCGGGACTGAGTTCGCCGCCCTCTCCAAAGCCCAGGAGCCCTCCGCGCGGCGCGCCCTCGCCAAGGCGCTCCGCTGATGGACGGCTTCACCACCCCAACCCGTCCTTCGCCCGCCGCCACCCTTGGCGCTGTTCCGGATCGCGCCCGGGCCAAGATGCTCGCCGCCCTCAAGGCCATGCTGGAGGAGACGGCGAAGATCCAGCCCATGCCGACCGGGCTGGGCTGCGCCCGCTACATGGCGCTGGAGGCGGTCGAGCTGGCGGAGGGCCCCTTCACCAAGGCCGGCGACGCCGTGGCCGACATCGTCTCCAACATCGCAAGGATCCTCCCGTGAGGCGTCCCGAAACCTACGGCCAACGCGTGGGCATCGCCCTCGCACAATTGATCGCCAAGACCCTCCGGCGCGAGCCGACCGAGGCGGACCTTGAAAGCGCAGCCTACGACCGCGAAGCCCAAGAGTTGGCGCGCGTCGCCCACTTCAACGCGAACGGACACACCTTCGTGCCGCAGAGCGACGCGGCCCTGGAAGTCGCGCTGAAGCTCGCCGAGGCCAACGGAGGAAAGCTGAGGACATGCTGGATCATGCCCCTGGCGCTGACCGTCACGACCGACTTCCACCCCTACCCGAACGCCAAGAACGAACAGCAGCGCGAAGCCCTGACCCGCGTCGAGGTCGGGTACGACCGCAGCTGGAAAATCGACCGCCCCTACTGGGAGCACATGCAGCGCCGGTTCGCGGCCGACTATCCCCTCGCCTTCGCCCAGATCACCGAGAGCGTGGGTCGCTACCTCGCCAAGGAGGCAGCGTGACCACGATTGAACACGACGTCGAGACGGCAAACCACCGTCCCCACACCTACGCGGAGCGCGTCGCCATCGCCTTCCGCGACCTGATCATCACCGCCGTCTGCCTGGGCCTTTTCGTGGCCTGGCTGACGAGCATTGCCCCCGGGAGGATGCCGACGTGACGGACATCTCCCGCCCCTCCCTCTACCCAGAAGGTGAACGAATGGAAGACGATAGGTCGTCCCAGGGGGCGGAGCACTCCCTCCCTTCGGTCGGTCGTTCTGAAGCGCCGAGTCCGGCTGGAGGCGACGCCGATCAGGTCGTGGGGCACAAGACGTTCCGCAATGATCGCGGCGAGCTTTACCACGAGCCGCTGACGCGCCGGGAAGCGGACGAATTGATCGCGGCTGCGGACGCGGCCAAGGCGAAACGCGCGGCCGATATGCCAACCGAGAAGGACGCCATCGAGGCCATGTGGTCGGCCTTCCAGCGGCTCCGCGAGCTTGGGTGGCACGAGGCGATCTATTGCCCGAAAGACGGGTCGAGGTTCGACGCCATCGAGCCGGGAAGCACCGGGATTTTCCGCACGCACTACTCGGGCGAATGGCCGAAGGGCTCCTGGTGGGCGGAGGACGCGGGGGACCTGTGGCCCGCTCACCCGATCTTGTACCGGCCTACAGAGGCCGAGAACGCGCGCTGGGACGCGGTGGCCGCTCGTTTCCAGTGGGACCCGGCTTCGCAAGGCGACGCCGAAGACGGAGCGCTCGGAGCGGAGGACGAAGCCCGCAGCCCTGGGACGAGCCCATGAGCCGCCTTCCCCTCTGTCTCACCCAATTCCTTCGCCTTGCTGCGGCTGTCGGGTTCTACCTGATCGCGGCGGGGCTGGTTTCAGGAGTCCTGAAGTGAGCGCCACCTACAACTTCGAAGCCGTCAATGCGCGCGGGGTCACCGTCGCCACCTTCGGGGATCTTGACCTGGCCCGCCGCTGGGTCCGCGACCATCACTACGAGCATGACGGGCTCCGCGTGGAGTGCGTCACCGTCACCACACGCCGGGAGGTGGTCTACCGCCCGCGCGGGGTCCTTCGGCTGGTGAGCGCATGACCACGCCCCTGCCCGTCCCATTCCCGGTTCCTCCGCTTCTGCCCATGCTGTGCCCGATCTGCGGAAAGCAGGTGGGTGAGGCGGGGGAGTGCGGAATTCCAGAGGAGGAGCCGATCGATGTCCGCGGCTACTGAAACCAAGCCGAAGAGCTACCTCGACCCGATCAAGGAGGCGCAGGCGGTCGCTGCGCTCAAGGAGAGCCTGCGCCAGATCGGCGAGGACGATGACGAGCAACTGCTGCTCGATAGCATCGAGGGCGAGACCTCCCTGATCGAGGCGGTGGACAAGCTGCTGCTGACGGTCGCCGAGAACGACGGCCTGGCGCAAGGCGCCCGTGCGGCGGCGGACGAGATCGCGCAACGCGCGGAGCGGTTCGTGAAGCGGGCCGAGGCGGCGCGGGCGCTGATCGAGCAAGCCTTGATGGTAGCCGAGCTGCCGAAGCTGGAGCGCCCCGCCGCGACACTCTCGCTGGTGGCGCGCGGGCCCAAGGTGGAGATCGCCGAGGAAGCCGATATCCCGACCGAGTTCTGGAAGGTTGGCGATCCCCGGCTCGACAAGAAAGCCCTTCTCGCCGCGCTCAAGGAAGGCCGCGCAATTCCCGGCGCCTGCCTGTCCAACGCGGCGCCGTCCCTCACGATCAGGAAGCAGTAGCCATGAACAACATCGCCGTCATCTCGACCGCCTTCACCGGCCGCCAACTGGAGCTGATCCGGCACACGGTCGCAAAGGATTGCCAGCCGGACGAGTTCAACCTGTTCATCGCCGTGGCGCAGCGCGCCGGGCTCGACCCGTTCCGCAAGCAGATCAGCGCGCTCGTGTTCAACAAGAACAAGCCCGACAAGCGGCGCATGTCGATCATCACCGGGATCGACGGCCTACGCGCCATCGCGGCGCGCAGCGGCCGCTATCGGCCCGACGAGAACGAGCCGCAGATCACCTACGACCCAAGCCTGAAGGGCCCGACGAATCCGCTCGGGATCGAGAAGGCTGTCGTCCGCATCTACATCCGTGACGAAGGCGGCTCCGAATGGCGGCCGGTGGCGGGCGTGGCCCATTGGGACGAGTTCGCCCCGATCAGCGAGGAGTGGGCCGAAGACGAGACGGGCCGCCGTCGCCCGTCCGGCAAGATGGTGCTGGATAAGTCCGGCAACTGGTTCCGCATGGGCCGGGTGATGATCTCCAAGTGCGCCGAGGCCCAGGCGCTCCGCAAGGCGTTCCCTGAAGACCTCTCCGGCCTCTACGAGGGCGCCGAGATGGACCAGGCCCAGGTCGTGGACCTGACGCCCACGGAGATCATCGAGGCGCAGGCGGCCGAGGACCGCCTCGAAAAGGTCGGCGGCAAGGGCGCGATCACGTTCCAACTCACGCCCGCGTCACCCCTTGAGCAGGTGCCGCTCGGCAAGGTCGCCGACAAGGTGCTGGAGGCTTACCGCGACTTCGACGTGACGCAGGCCCGCTGGTTCGACAGCGCCAACCGCGTGGCCCTTCAGGAGTTCTGGGCGCGCTCGCCATCCGACGCCCTGGAGCTCAAGCGCAAGATGGAGGCGATGCGGGCGCAGCTAGAGGGCGCGCTCGCCAAATGACCGCCCCGCCTATCCCCTGCGCCTACTATCAAGGCGTCTTCCGCCCGCTCGGCCGCTTCGCTGACACCGCCGCCCACCACTACGGCGAAGGCGAGATCGTCAACCTCGTGGCCCATGAGGACCGTTCGGAAGTCTCCCATCGTCACGAGTTCGCTTGGCTGCGCGAGGCCTGGGCGAACCTCCCAGAAGGGCTGGCGGATGCCTACCCAAGCGCGGAACACCTTCGCAAACGCGCCCTGATCGCCACCGGCTGGTGCACGACGCAGGATTACGTCTGCAGCTCCAAGGCCGAGGCTGCGCGCTGGGCCGCGAACCTCCGGCGCGAGACGGATGAACATGCGCTGGTGATCGTCAGCGAAGCCGTCGTTCGCGTGCACCGGGCCAAGTCCCAGGCCCGCGGCAAGATGAACAAGGCGGACTTCCAGGCCAGCAAGACGGCGATCCTCGAATGGGTTGCGGCGCTGATTGGCGTCGCGCCCGAGCAACTGACGCACGCGAGGGCCGCATGACCTCCACTCTCCCCATCCCTGAGACGGCCAGAGGCGACGTGGAGGCTAAGAACCTCCCGTCGTGGGCCGGATGAGCGATTGTCCGCGCGTTGGAAAGCTGTTCGGCGGCTGCAAATTCAGCCCGCGATACGATGTGGTTGGCGCGACGTCGCCTGGGCCGCTCGGCACTTTCTTCTACAGTGGGCCCGCAGCTCTTGCACCGAAGGAAACACCCTCCCGCAGGACATACATCTGCGATGTCTGCGAGCGGTGTGGGAAGACCCTCGTCCGGCGGAAGCGCGATCCGAAAGCCGCGCCCGCATGACCCGTCTCCCCTCTCCCATGGGCCTCTCTGACCTGACCCCGCGAGAACAGCGCAAGGTGTTGGCCGACCGGAGGCGGGAGGAAGCTCGCCAGCGCATCCGGGCCAGCAAGCCGAAGCCGGTCCGCGCCGCCGCGAAGCCCGACCGGGGCCGCGAGCGCGATCCGGGGTTCCTCGCCTACCTGCGCCGCCAGCCGTGCGAGGCCCGCGGGCTTGGCGGGTGCGAAGGCCCCATCGAGGCCGCGCATATCCGCTACTCCGACGCTTCCAAGGGTTCGGTGAACCCCGGCATGCAGCGGAAGAACCACGACCGCCACGCCAATCCGCTCTGCCGCTTCCACCACCAGCACGACCAGCACAAGCGCTCGGAACGGGCGTTCTGGGCCGCGCTCGGGAAGGACGCCTACGACAGGGCCGCAGGCCATTACGCGGCCTATCTGGCAGGGTCAGATTCGCACAATTCCATTGATAAATCAACGGGAAACGGGTAGCATGGCTCGACGTTTCGCAGAGGATACCGGCGTTCCGGTGGGGCGCTCCCAGGACGAGGTGAAGGACCGCCTTCGCCGCTCCGGGGCCGACCGGATTGCAGTCTATGAGGACGAGGAAACGTCGGCCGTCGTGTTCACGGTGCAGGGGCGAATGTACCGGATCACCGTCCCGACGACGGCCGACGCCAAGGACCCGAAGCAGGATGCGCGCCGGGCATGGCGGCTCCTCCTCCTGCTGCTGAAGGCGAAGCTAGAGGCCGTCCGGGAAGGCGCAACGACCATTGAGCGCGAGTTCCTGGCCGACATGCTCCTGCCGGACGGCTCGACCGTCTACCAGCGCGCCGCGGAAGAACTGGCCATCGCATTCGAGGGCGGCTCGATGCCCGCCACGCTCCTGCTGGAAGGCCCCCGCCCATGACGCCTGACGTGGCTCCCCTCCGCTCTGGCCAGCCATTCACGACTGTCGAGGCCAAGGTGAGCGTGCGGGTGTTCGGGAGGGCGGCTTGAACGATGTGGGCCTATGTCCCGAACGCCTCAACTGCATCTCCCTCTGCACCGGAGGAGGCGGACTTGATCTCGGCGTCGAGCTGGCGATCCCAGGCGCTCGCCCGGTCCTGTACGTGGAGAGGGAAGCCTTCGCCATCGCTCACCTGGTCGAAGCGATTGAGCAAGGTCGAATGGCTCCGGCGCCTGTCTGGACGGATGCCCGAACCGTCCCTGGCCGACGCTTCCGTGGCTGCGTGGATTTCGCATATGGCGGGATCCCCTGTCAGCCCCATTCGGTCGCAGGCAAGCAGCTCGGCGAAGAAGACGAACGCGACCTGTGGTCCGCCGCCAGACGCGTCATCGTGCAATCCGACGCCTGGGCCGTCCTCATCGAGAACGTTGGCGGGATGCTCTCCACCGGCGGAGCCTACCGCGTTTGGCGAGACCTACGAAGGCTGGGTTTCGAGGTTGAGGGAGGACTGTTCGCGGCGGAGGAAGTCGGCGCGCCGCATCAGCGGGAGCGCATCTTCATCCTCGGTGTTCGCGACGTGGCCAACGCCGGCAGCAAGGGACTTCAAGGGGGCGAACGGCGCGGCTCATCTGGAGAACGGAACCGGTCGGCTGCACATGGATCAGTTGCCGAACTACGTCGCGCACCAATGGTCCACGCCGAGAGCCTCGGACGCGGAGAAGGGCGGCCCCAACCAGAGCTTCGGAGCTGGCGGAACGCCCCTGCCAGCGATGGCGGCGCGGTGGTCGACTCCATCAGTCGCGGACGTGGAAGGCGGGCGGAAAGCCCGCTCGGGATCTCGCTCGACGGAACTGCTGCTGAACGGGCAGGCGAACGCCCTCTGTTCCCACCCGGCCCCGGAGACGCCGACGCATGGCGGGTCATCCTCGAACGCTGGCCGCAAGCTGAACCCGCTGTTCGTGGGCTGGCTGATGGGCTGGCCGCCGGGCTGGACCCTGCTCTGCTCGACCGGATCGACCGACTGCGGCTCCTGGGGAATGGCGTCGTGCCTCTGGTCGCAGCGTATGCGCTCCGAACTCTCGCAACTCGTCTCGCCCCCCGCTCCGCCGGCGCAGCTCGCCTTGTTCGGATGATGGAACCATGACCCCAGACCCCCAATCCCCCGCCCGATCCGTGGTTGATGAAGATGTCATGGCAGGGCTTCACGACCGGATCGCCCGCTCCCATCCCAGCCTCACCCGAGGCCAGGTCTGGTGTCGCGAGTGCGGCCGCACAGAGCGCGTCGATAGCGCCGACTGCCTCCGTCACGGCTGGCCCAAGTGCTGCGGTTACACGATGACGATCGATGCGCCGGATGAGCGTGCCGCACCGCTCCCCGGGATGAACCCAACTTCCCAAGGGGACCGGAGATGAGCGTCGTCAAAGCCGACTGGGTTCTGATCCCGCGCGAGCCGACCGAGGCGATGATCAACGCCTACTGCGAAGCTCACCACGAACTCGGGGTCTATGCGTGGACGAACGCCAGCTTCGTGCTGCCGCGCATGATCGCAGCCGCCCCGCCAGCGCCCACCCTCTCCGATGAAGCCCTGAGAGAAGGGGTGGCGAGGATCGTGGACCCGATCGCGTTCAAATCTCGCGAATCCATGGCGGCTTACTGCCGCCGCGCTGGCGATGATGAAGCCGCGGCGAAACGATATGCCGATGAGACGCATGGCGCGCAATGCGACGCCGCCCTCGCCAAAGCCGACGCCATCCTCGCCTTCATCGCCGATCATGGTTCCTCCCGGGACCTTTCCCCTGCCCCCGCCGTCAAGCTGGAGGGGGAGTAGATGGGGGAAATTAGCAAGTTCCTCGCGCTCGAAACCGCTGAGGCCTGGGAGACCATGGCCGAGATGGAAAAGGACGCGCCGCCGAGCCGCCGCGCAACGTTGCGCGAATGCGCCGATCTGCTCCGGATGTTGGCCAACCGGCCGGCGCTAGAGCCGAAGACATGTCCTCATTCGGACCCGCTGCGGTTTTGCATGTATCGCCCAGATGAGGTCGCCGTCTGCCCCATCGGGCTAGAGGGGTGCATGACGTTCGCTCAGGCGCAGGCGGAAAAGGCCGCGCGCCGCGATGCCTGACCCCATGACCTCTGACGATCTGGAACGACTGGAGAAGGTGGCGCAGGAGGCGACGCAGGGCGAATGGAAAGCCCGCGTGAGCATCTACGGCAACGGAGCATTCGACGCCCATTGGGCCGTGGAGACTGCCGAAAAGCAACCCGAGCACCCATGGTCGCCTCGCGTGATCACGTTCATGACGGGGACTTTGCGGAGCGATCTGCGCCTTGACGACATCAAGGGCGCGAAGTTCTGCCGCGAGTGCGAGGCGTGGCACATCGGCTTCTGGCGGGAAGTCGGCGTTGATGTGCGCGCCGATCCCAGGGCCGAAGCCGACGCCAAACACATCGCCGCCTTCGATCCTCCCACCGCCCTCTCCCTTATCGATCGGATCCGAGCCGCCGAAGCCCTGCTCCTGAAGGCGGAAGAATGTCTGGCTCGCATCGGCCGGATGACGACGATGCCGGACGACAAGATGAACACGTTCACGCTTGTGACGGCGCGCAACCTCGCCGCCTCGACACTCGCGGAAATCAGAGAGGTCCAAGGTTCAGCCCTCCCCGCCTCTCCTACTCCGGCTGGAGGGGAAGGGTGATGGGCGACTTCGTGAATGAACCGTCCGACGAAGGCCGCGCGCTGGGCCGCGAGATGGCCCGATTGGCCGACGCTGAGTTCGCTGCGAACCCGTCGCTGCGCCCGCGTTGCCACGATTGCGCCTTCCGAGCCGGTACGCAGCCGAACAGCATCGCCGGGACGCTGATGATGGCTCTCAAGTGCGCGCTGGAACGTGACCCCTTCTATTGCCACGTGCTCCCCGCTGACGGCCACCAACGCCTCTGCGCGGGCTGGAAGGCCATGCTCAACCGCGGCGAGCCCATCGAGGCGCCGTGGCCGTATCTGGAGCCGGTCGGCGATCCGCTGGCGCGCTGCATCGCCGAAATTCCTGATCAACAGGTCGATGGTGAAAGCCCCCGGGAGGCCCACAAGCCGGAGCCGGACGAATGACCTCCGCCCTCTCCTGGCTGGCCTATCTCGCCGCCGACCTCATCCACCGCATCTTCGACCAGCGGACGTCCATCGGCATGAGGGGCCCGATCTACGCCGCCTACAACCGGCTGATGACGTGGAGCGTGGCCTTGCAGGGGGCTGGCACGGGCGTCACCATCCCCGTCGAGATCACCGTAGCCGACTTCCGCCGCGCCCGCTTTCTCCTTCCGGATGGAGAAGGGTAGTGAGCCTCCGCTACGTCCTCATTCCGAAGTTCTGCGCGGAAAGCGGCTATTCAGAGAAGGCCGTCCGCCGGAAGATCGAGGAAGGCGTCTGGGTCGAGAATCGCCAGTACCGGCGCGCGCCGGACGGCCATATCATGATTGACGTGCAGGGGGTGGAGCGTTGGGTCGAAGGGCAACCGGAACCATCGAACCGCTCAAGGGCAGCATAAGGCTGAAGTTCACCGTCCGCGGCCGGCGCCAGGTCGAGACCTTGGACCTCCAGCCGACGCCGGCGAACATCAAGGCTGCGCAGCGCTTGATGGAGCGCATCCAGGGCGCGGTTCGGAGCGGGACCTACCGTCGCGAGGACTATTTCGAGGGCGCCGGCCCCCGCTCGAGCGAGACCTTCGCCGACTATGCGGAGGCGTGGCTGAAGACGCTCACCGGAGCGAAGTCCACCAAGCGATCGTATCGGACGGCCATCAATGCGACGTGGAGGCCGGCGCTTGGCGAGCTCCAGCTTTCCCAGATCCGCTACAGCGACGTCATGATGGCTATCGCGGAGAAGTCCAAGACCGTCAGCGGCAAGACCATCAACAACGCCCTGATCCCGCTCCGCGCCATCTTCGACATGGCGCAGCGAGACGGCCTGATCGCCCACGATCCGACCGAGGGCGTCGAGAACGTGGCCCACCAGGCGGCCGAGCCAGACCCGTTCGAACAGGACGAGATGGAGGCCATCCTGGGCCACATCGCTGGCAAGTACCCGGAGCCGGTGTGGAATTATTACGAGTTCGCCTTCAACACCGGCCTTCGCCCGAGCGAGCAGATCGCGCTCACCTGGGCGGACATCGATTGGAAACGCCGGAAGGCCCGCATCCGCCGCGCCCGCGTGGATTGGGAGGAGAAGGGCACGAAGACCAACCGCGTGCGCGACGTGGACCTATCGGACGCCGCTATCGCCGCGCTGACCCGCCAGAAGAAGCACACGCTTCTCAAGGGGCCGGCCGCGCCCATCTTCAACAACCCGAACACCGGCAAGCCGTGGCCGGACGAGCAGGTGCAGCGGCGCCGCTACTGGACGCCGACCCTCTCTGCGCTCGGCCTTCGGCATCGCGACGCCTACCAGACGCGGCACACCTTCGCGACGATCCTTCTCATGGGCGGCGTGAACCCGACCTTCATCTCCCGGCAGCTCGGCCACGCCAACACTGGGATGCTGTTCAAGGTCTATGGGCGCTGGATCGAGGGGGCGGACAAGGGGGCCGAAGCCGCCAAGCTCAACGCCATTCTGTCCAGAAAACGTCCACGCGATGAGGCCGAAGGTTGATTTCTTTGAATAAAAATGGCGGTGACGGAGGGATTCGAACCCTCGACGCGGGGGGATGCCGGGGCGGTCGAGGGGTGGTTGTCCGAGAGCGAGCGGGTTATCGTGTTCCCCTCGCGTTCCCCTGAGTGCCCCGCAATTGTCCACGGAATTGTCCACGGAGCTACCATGCAGCAACCCGTCGTCTGCGGCGTCTACATGCTCTTTCACAAGCATGAGCTCGTCTACATCGGCCGGAGCACCAACTGCTATCGTCGCATCGACCAGCATCGCTCCAAGGGCCGCACCTTCGACTACGCGCTCGTGACCGCCTGTCCGGCTTCCGACGCCGCGTGGGTCGAGGAGGCGATGATCGCGGGAATGCACGCAAAGCAGAACCGGATCGGCGAGCGGTTGGCCCATGGATCGAAGGTGGTTGTTCTGCAATCGCCGTCTGCGCCAGTCGCCCTCGCCGTAGGTCGGGCGAGGTCGCGAGCGGCCTCATGTGGCATCAGCACAGATATCTTCGATGCGGCCTTGGCGGCTGGCGAGATCCCGCGCTTTCCACAGAACCCCGCCCGTACCGGCCCTGGCTCAGTCTGGCTCGTGCAGGCGAAGGCGCTCGACGCGTGGTGCGAGGCGCAACAGAAGGCGCGACTGGCGTCCTGAGGCCCGGGGAGCCAGGGCGTCGAGAGGAAATGGGGAAAGAGCGCGGCTCTACCCCACTATTTACCCCACTTTGTGACTCGCGTTCTGAACCGCTGACGCGCCCACATGGTGGTGTCTCAGTTTGAAATGAGGTGATCTTGACCCGCGCGCCGCGCGGCTAGCAGTCGAAGAAGGCGTACCGGCGCCGCAGTTCTTCCACCGCGGCCTCGCGCTCTTCAGGCGTCATCCAGCCCGGATCGTCAACAAAGATGGGATATTGCTGCTCAGGGCCGTGGCCGCGCCGGCACAGCCATCGCTTTTCATTGTGCAGTCGCAGCTTCACGATCCCGCAGACCTTCAGGCGGGACCAATAGGTCTCTTCGCTTATGCCGCCAGCAGATTCACTTCCGCCAGCGTCGAGTTCTGCGGAAGCTGCCATTCGCTTTCATCTGAATCGACGAAGCGCACACTCTGGACCTGCTTTCCCTCTTCCTGCAAGAGCACCTTCACAAGCTCTGGCAGCTCAGCCTCAAGGGCGTCGCGGTCATGGTCAAATACCAGCAAACCACGCAGGTCGGGGCTTTCAGCTTTCCACAAGCCCGTCTTGTGGTGCTGGGCGAAGTAGATTCTGTATTTCACCCGTTCCATAGATCGGACCCTCAGTAAGCGCCGAGTCGCATAGAATCGACCCGAGTCAAGCACAATTTCAACTAGCCAACTTAGGGGCTTAAGGCGGCCTTAACAAGGCAGATTGAAAAAC